TAGTAATTTCATATTAGGTATACCTCCTTTTTTGTTGAGTTGTGGTGGGAGGTTAATTACTTCTAGCTTGAACATAAATAACTCCATTTTGTAAAATTATTCTTCTATTAGAAGTTGATTCTGTAGTACCGTTATAAAGAATAAATCCTTGTCCTCCGAATAATTGTAATGCACCAATTATTTTAGTATTACCATCTATTACAATGTTTTCTCCTCTAACTTTAAAATCTCCATTAACTACGGTATTACCATTTAAAGTTATATCCCCTGATTCTATTTTATCTTTAACTTTATTAGCTGTGGTGTCATCTGTATAATTAGTTGCAAATTCCCAATCAGATTGATTAAAATTGTCTGTTTTATTTCTGCTAGTTTTACACATATATAATTGTTTTTCGTTAACCCAGAAATCCCCTTTATTATAAGGAGGAATTGGAGTACTTGTATATATAGTAGATTTATTCTTAGCTAAATTCCTAGCAATTCTGTCCTCTGCTGTTGATTGTATGGGTTTCCATTGAGTGCCATCCCATCTCCACATAGTATTGTCATCAGATTTATACCATAAATCCCCTGTATGTGCTTTTTGTCCTTGTTGTGTTGTCCAATTCACTGCAGGGTCATTAGGTTGATACCAAGATTGTATTTTACCATCTGTTTGTTTACCTAGTGTTTCATCTACAAGTTTCTTTATTCCATCTATTCTAGCTTTTACATCTTTTATAGCTTCATCTTTTGCTTTATCAGAGGATTTTTGTATAATTTCAGTCAGTAAATCATTATATTTTTCATAGTAATTTACAAATACTCTTCTAAATTCGTCAGATACCACAGGAGAAGTAACATTCATATCTACTAATAATGGATTACAAAAGTCTATTACTTTTTGTTGTAAAGTATCTAATATTGTCATTCTAGGATTTAATTCAGGAAATACATCAGCTTTATTCTTTAATATAGAATGATTAGCTTTTAATATCTCTACTTCTTTTTTCAAAGATTGTTTTTCCATAGGAGTAATTTTATTATCTCCACCTATATTTTCTATATTTGTAATAGTATCTGATACATACTTATTTAAAGATTTAGATATGTTAATACTATCTTGAACATAGGAATTTATATTATTAAATTGACTATCCCAATTTCCATTATGATAGAAATATGTAATAAAATTATTGTCAGTATCTACCCATAAATCCCCAGTTTTTGCAGTACCTTTTGGATAACTATCAACAAAATGAATTTTATTATTATTTTCTACCTCTAATACCCTATTTCCTATTATTTCTGAATTTCCATTATTATTCTTATATATCTTTTTATCTGTTACATTAATAAATATATCTTTGTTTCTCCATACTGTAGGAGTAACTTGACCTATAAAGATATATCTTCCATTTAAAGTAGATATAATATAAGGTTCTCTTAAATCTTCCCATCTATTATGTCTAAATGATTTTCTGATTAATCCTGTGTTGGGGTTAAACCATATATCCCCTTCTTTTAATTGATAATTAAAATCAGATACAGGTTCATCTGTTTGATGAAATACTTTTTGTCCTGTTTTAGCAAAAGTAGGTGCTGTGTAGAAAGATACCCAAGTATTATTCTTTCTAATATAAATATTGTTATTATCCTCTGTGTCTACCCAAAAGTCATTATCTTGAATACCTATGACTTGGGGTTCATTAGAGTATATAATCTTAGAAAATTCTAAGTTGTTCTCTAAAGCTTTATCTCTTGCAGAAATCCAGTTTGCACCATCATAAATGTAAGGCTTATTACCATTTGCAGTATCATACCAAATATCTCCTTTCTTTAATTTTGTAGTAGAATTATTTAAAGGTTTACTACTATCTCTAAATACTCTGTTATTTTGTAAAGCATTATATAAATCATTGTCAGCTGTTTTATTAGCTTCTCCTACTTGGAAGTTTCCTCTAAAAGTAGCACCATTTACCATATCGTAGTGAAAATAGTTTTTATTATCCCCTATATGTATTCTTCTACCATATAAAGTACCATCTACATCTGTATGTATTGTTATGGCTAAAAATTTTACCTTTTGACCTGCTAATATTTCATTATAATTTGTAGCATACATTTGTCTTTTTCTAATCATAGCACGATATTGTAAATCTGAGTTTACTAATATCATTTCTCCATTAATGTCTACTACAAACTCTACCCCTTTGCCAAACAATTTATCTTTATATTCAGCTTGTTTAGTGCCATCGAACCCTTTAAACCAAATATAACCATTATTATATTTCTCTACTATTGCAGAAAATTCCTTTTCATCTATCTTAGATACCCATACTTGACCTACATCATCATCTTTCGTTGAGTTAGATTGCCCATTACCTAAATTTTCTGTACCTGTATTTGAATATTTTGGTATATTTAAAGGTTTATATTCCAAGACATTTTTAATATCTAGTGAATAGGGTTTTGTATTTTTTTTATTTATATTCAGACAGTCTAATTCTACATTATTAGTGTCTGAACTAATCTTAACTGATAATACTATCCATTTATAAGTATCTTTATTTATATTGGTAAATATAGGGTCATCAATAGTTATAATATCTAGGGGCTCTATATGTAGAGCATTAAATAACTTTAAAGGTAGTTTATATTTTGTGGTTTCATTAGATGTGGCATTATAATTATTTAGTATATAGCCTAATAACTTTTCTATTTCAGATTTTTCTAATAATCCTTGACTACCTAAATCGTATTTCTTTTCCTCATATAAAGATTTTGAACTTTCACCTGTTTTAGTTCTATCACTAGACACTCCTATAAAAGATTGCTTATGTTGTATAATTGGGTTACCTTTAATATATAATTCTTGTAAAAATACTACACTTTCATTAGGAAATTTAGTAAATTTATATTTTTTACCATAGTTTCTTTTAGCAAAAGGACTATCTACTAAAATATAATGATGTGTTTCACTTCCAGCTGTTTCTGAATATTTACCTTTAATTGTCCATCTAATACCTTTTAATTTATTGTTATATTCTTCCATTTCTTGTTGTGTAGGATTGTCCTCAGGTTTATTTACTATAAGTACATCTCCTATATGATAATTGTTAATATTATCTACTCTTAAGAATTGATTACCTTTTCTGTCTATTTCTTGAGAAATAAATAGTTGATTTTTAGGTATGTTTCTAGTATTTATTAAGATAAGAGTAGCATCTATATTTTTATTGTTATTTAAGTTTTCTTCTACTGTTAATTGTAAATCTGAATTATCAAAAGTAGTGTATTCAGCTATCCAACCCTCTTCAAATTTCTTTTCTGTAATATGATTAGACAACATATAAATAGGGGGATATGTAGTAGAACTATGGGATTGAGCATATTCCATATTATATTTCAAGTTCTGATTATCCCACACTCCAAATATTTTATTAATATCTTCTACAGTACCACTATAACTTCCTACTTTGAGATTACTAGCACTACCAAAGGTAATATCTATCGTTTCCCTGTGTATAGGTTCTCCATCTACTTTTGGTAAGATAGGGTAATCTAATGCGAATTCTCTCGACTGTCCTCCTATATTTCTATTAAATCTAAATATATCAGGTAATTCAAATCTTACATAATATAAATCCATAGGTTTAGATACTGTATTTAATAAGTTATTAATATACTTTTCTTTACCTTGAACCAACAAACGATAGTCTTTATCCCAAGCGAAGAATGTTAATTTGACTTTATTAGGTGCTTCTTTAATAATAACTCTACCATAAAATTCAGTATAAGGATTAAAAGTGCATTTAGCTAGTACATAATCTCCTATAGTACAACTTGTAAATAAATCATTATTAGGTATTGTTATTTCTAAAGGATAGTAAGTTTGTCCACTAAAACCTAACATTTCATTAGACATAAAAGCATTTGGTATTTTCTTTTTAAAATTTACATAGCACCTATCTAGGTCATCAAAATTATATAAAGGTAAATTAGAATAAATATCCCCTTTAACAGTGTTAAATATAAGTTTATTATCGTCATTTACCATTATATCACTAATATTTGTGCTAAAATGCTCATCTACTTGTAAATTATCAACAAAATAGTCTGTAAATATCTTTATTCTTTCAAACTTGTCAAAAGCAAATCTAATAGTACTATGTTTACAATAGGCTTTTAGTAACTCATTAACTTTTTTAAAATTCTTTAAAGCTACCCTATTGACTGTTATAGTTTTGTTGGGGTCTACTCCATTTACATAGTAAACTTCATTATCTTTTAATTTAAAAATAGTTTTAAAGAACTCTTTTGGTTGCATATTTTTTAAAACTTGAATACTAGAAACATCTTGATTATACCATTTATATAAATAACTTTTTAAAGATAGAGTTATCCTTTTTATTTCTGAGGATGTTCCTGTTGAAAAACTAATTTTTTCTACAACACCCAAATTTTTAAGTATCATATCATTATTCTGTCCTTTAAAGAAATATACTATAGTTTTCTTATTATGGACTTGATATTCTTGATGTTCAGATAAAGGACTCCATCTTTGGAAATTATCTGTAAATACTAAACTACCATTAGATAAATCTACTGAAAATAAATCTGAACCTGTATTCGTAGCACTATCATTAAAATTATAGGATAGTACATCTGAACCTTGATTATTATAGGTAAGAATAGTAACTAATCTACAATGTTTACCTATTAAAGTTTCAGTAGCTTGTGTATAAAATTGTTGTCTAATTACATTAATATGACAAGTATCTTTTTGTTTTCCATCTATCAAATCTTGAGTAGTATTATCTATACTAAATATTTTAACTATTTCATCCCCAACTACTAAATATTGGTCTTTATACTGTGTTATAGGCTCTGTAAGTCTATTAGGTATAACTAATGTGTCTGTACCTATCAAAGAGTGTATAATAGTATCTATTGGTTTTATTTTAATATTTATATTAGATAATGCTATAAGACTATTAAGAGTTATGTCATTACTTTCTGCTAATTTTCTATTCAATCTTAACCTCTTTCCATTAAAACTATATCTCCAGTAAAATATGTTATCTCATTATTTTCAGATTCAGCAAGAGTATTTTGATTTAATCTTAACTCCTCTCCATCAATAAATAAATCAGTAAATATTTTATTGGTATTTAAGTCAGTCAATATTAATCCTTCATTAGCATAATTGAATATGTCTACTAAGATATTATATTGACTTTCTAATATTTTTGCTATTGTTATTGTTACATATTTTCTATTTGCTACTTTCTCGTTGATTATTCTACCTGTTATCGTAGTAGTTTTTTTGGCATTTCTATGAGTATATGCTATATTATGTGTTCCACTACAATAACAGATAAATTCATCATTGAGAGTTTTAATCTCATACATTTAAAACTCCTTCAAGTACCTCATTTTAAATGAGGTAATTAATTTTTGATAGATTAAAATAAACTTTGTGTTTTTATTCCTCGTGCTTGTTCTTTGTCTATGTAGCCCCATTCAATTAATTTCTTTATTAACCAATGCAATCCTCTTTGAGAAATTAAAGGTTGAAAAGCTAATTTATCTGTCTTTTCTACATAGATTTCTTTGAATTTTAAATATCCTCTATCTACATATTGTTGATAAGGTTGATTTTTCTTATCTAAAATATCTTTATCTCTTAATAGAGCTAATAAAATATTTCTTCCAAAGCCTAAATCCTCTAAAAGTTTAGCAACAGTTTTAAAATCTATATATTTTTTATTATCTGCTACTTTATCATAGAATAATGCTTTTTGTTCATTAGGCTTTACATAATTATCATAAAATTTACTAAAATTGTCTATTCTATCTTGTAAATTTTCGGATGTTACTATCTTACCTATTAAAGCATCTCTTTGAGATAATTCATATTCTAACTCTGCAACTCTATTTTCCAAAGCATTAAGGTATTTAATCATTGCTTTTCTAACAAATTTACTTTCTCTCATAAAAATTTGTTTGGCTTGGTCTAAGGTTAGAATATAAACTTTCAAAGGTCTACCTCCATTAGATGAAATGGACTTTTCCAAAATTTCTTGGGAAAGTATTTCCTCTGAAAATTCATTTTTAATAATCTCTCTTAAGGTATCGTGTCTTAGTTCTGACCTATTGCCTTCTTCTTTTCTAAAAATATTAATTTGTTTAACTAAATCTAAACTAGATATAGTTTCCTTTCCTTCATTTTATAATAGTTTTAATTCTGTGTTCATACACACATCACTCCTTTTGTTTTATAATATTTAGTTAGTTTCCTAACTTTTATTTCATTATAGCATAAAAGAAGGTATCTGTCAAGTATATTTTATCCATAAATTCCATTATTATATGTTCCACTATTATAAGGTTTATTAGTTAGATGAGGTTGAGTACTAAATTGTATTTCATATCTACCATCACATTGTATTTCTATTTCTACTGTATTTTTCTCTTTTGCATAGTCTTTTTTGTAGCCACTTGTAATTATACAATTAGGATATATTTCCATAGTTTTAGTGTTTGGGTGATTTACAATCACTCTAAAAGTTTTACCTAATAATTCATTTCCAAAATCAGTAAAATTTTCTCCTACAAAATATGAAAGAGTTAATTTAGGTACCATATTCGTTCTAATTATTTCTTTTCTTCTTTCATTACCAAAAGTTTCATTAGTTATATCTTCATCATATTTAAGACTTTCATAATTAATATGTTCTCTGATATTATTGGTTGTAAAATAACTTTCATCTCTAAATGTAGTAGAGTTAAAGAACTCTTTAACACTTAAATAATGTAATTCTATTGGTGTTGTAATAGTTTGGTCTGTCTTATATACAACCATATTAACTGTATTATATACTAAATCTAACTTATTTCTTAATTTTTGAGATAAAGTAATAGTTTGTCCACTTATAGACAATTCGCTCTCTTTCACTCTTAAATTGTTTATGTAAAGTGCAAATAAAGAATAATTATTAGGTATTGTTATTGTATAATCTGAATGTAATGTTTGATTATAAATAGTTTTAGCACCTATTTTATACATAAGTTGTTTATTCCATACCATTTTATAAGAAGTATTACTAAATGTACTGTTAATAAGCATATATTTATCTTTATCTGTTGTATATATTAATAAATAATCCGTTGTTATACCTATAACACTATTAATTTTTACATCTCCTACATTAATTTTACTCATTAAATTATTATTATTCTCATCTTTCTCTAATATTCCATTTTGATTTATAGTAGGTGTGATATGTATTTTAGTTAATTTATAAGGCTCTATATAAAGAGATTGTGCTGTTAAATTCTCTGGTGTACCTGTTGTATCAATCATATTGTTGCTCCTTGTTATAATAGGGTATAAAGCCTTTAAATAGCCTTATACCCTTAGTTATTATATTAATTTCTTTAAATCTATTCCTTTATCTGTGTTCAAAACTTCTATTGTATCATTAATAGTAGCTTGTACAAATTGTTTTACTTCAGCTTGAGGTATTACTACACCAGCATTCACTTGACCTGTAATATAGAAATTATTAATTACAGTTTGAGATGTACCTGTTTCATATTTAATCTCATTATTATTATTTTGATAATTAATATCTTTATTGAAATTAAACATATCTCTTATTGCTGTAAGTTTTCTTCTTTCAGTTTCAAGTTGTAACCCTGTTGACATTGCCATTTGAGATATCTTAGATAAATCATTTAAGTTCATATTACCTCTTAAAGTCTTATCTAATTGTTCGGATAAATCAGTAAGTTTATTACTCATAAATTTATCTATCAATCTCTTTGACATCTCTTCTCCAATAGTATTACCTACAAGAGTACCTACTTGTGTTAAAGCACTATTCATTTCAGTAGATTGAATACCTTGTTTAAAGTTTTCAAACATTGATTGTTGTGTCTTAGTTAGTAAATTTAAAGATGACATCTCAGAAAAAGACATTCCTTTTTCTCTTGCTACTTTTTGTAAACCAGCTAAAGCAGAACTAAATGTATCTGTTTTTTCTTTTGCTTCTCTAAGTAAATCTATGACATTAGAGAAAGGTTTTCTCATTTCACTAGCAATTTTATCCCAAGTTAAATCTCTACCTTGTTTTTTAAGATTGAATAGTAAATCTCCAATATTCTTAAATTGTAATTCTAATCTCTTAGATGAATTTGAGAATACAGTATCAAAATAAACTTGTGACATATTATTTAATAATGCTTGAACATAAGGTTTCATAGACCCAACAAAAGATTCTCCAGCAGTTTTACCACTATCTTTCCATTGAGTTAAGAAGTCTTTTCTGACATCAGACATAATAGTAACTAATACAGACATTTGTTTAGCTAATTCTCTTATTTGTTGTGTTATACCCTCTGTTATAGTAACTCCAGCATCTTTATATATTTGAGTAAGATTTTTAACTAAATCCTCTTGTTTAGACACACTAAACCCTTGAAAAGCTTCAAAAGTAGTTCTATAAGCAAACTTATTTATCATTTCTTTTAGGTTTATCATAGAAGTAACATAGTTATCTACTACTTTTGCATAGTCTTTAAAATTATTTTCAATACCTTTACTATATGTTTTTAACCATTTAGAAAAATCTTCTAATTGTTTAATAGACATATCTAGTATATTCCCATTGAAACCATACTCTTTTAATAGTGCTTGAGTAGATAATTGATTATTTTTTAGCCAAGTTACAGTAGATTTACCTGTAAACCAGTTTCCACTTGTTTTACTTTCTTGTGTTAAATAACTAACATTACCAAAATCTCTGTTTACATTAATTACTCCATATAATTTTTCTAAACCACCAGTAATTCTAGCTATATTATCAATCGTAGGCATATTAGAGAAAATGCTAATCATAGATTGATTTAAGTTAAGTAAATTAGTATTAAGACTTTCTAATCTATTAGCAACTATTTGTAATTGTCTAGTGTTTTCATTATATTGATTTCTAGCTTTTTCAGATTTTTTATCTGCTTCTGCTTGTCTATTCTTATTCTTTCTGCCAAATATACCTCCTAGTAAAGATAATCCTGTACTTGTAAGCATTCCAGCTGGACCACCAAAGCCTAATAGATTAGAACCTAATGCACCTAAACTACCAAATAATTGAGAAGTAGAATTATTAATGCCTAATGCACTTGTTAATGCTTGTCCTACTTGACTATCTGCATTAATTCTACCAAATAAATCTTTCATCTTAGACATAAATTGTTGTAGAGCAGGAGATAAGAATTTCATACCTTGTTCAGACATAGAATTAGCATAATTACTTAACCCTTCAAATAATCCTCCGAGACCAGCACCAAATTTACCTGTACCACTATTTTTAGAGAATTGTGCTAATTGAGAAAATCCTTTTTGAGCAACTTCATTCTTGGCTTTTATTAACTCTAATTCTTCTCTTGTTTTTTGTACTTGTTTTTCTTGTAATAACTTAAGTTTTTCTCTAACTTTAAGTTCAGTATCTAATTTTAATATTTTGGTTTCAAGTTCTTTTTGTTCATCTTGTGTTAAAGTAAGACCTTTTGCTTGTTTATCTCGTAGTTCTTTTAATCTCTTTTCTATTTCTTTTGTATCTTCAAAATCTAATTTAGCATATATAGTTAAATCTTGTTTATTAATTACATCTGAATTAATAACATTATTGACTACATCTTGCATATCTCTTGATAATAAAGATAAATTAAGATTTTTAAGTTTAGATTTAATATCCTCTATTTTTAAACCAGTTAATTCAATATTGTCAGATAATGTAGAAAAATAATCTTCATCAGATAGTTTATTTAAAGAGTAAAGTTCCTTTTTATAGGAAATAAGACTATCTATTGTTTCATATTGTTTATCTTTAATACTATCTATTGCTTTTTCTAATAGAGATAAAGAATTAATAGCAAAGTTATCAAATTTATTCATATAAGACATATAACTATCATACAATTTAGATAACTCTTGTTGTTCCTCTTTAATGGCTTGTCCATTCTTTCCACTAAGAGTGCCCATAGCAGATATTGCTTCTATTCTATCTTTAATTCTTTCCATAAAGGCTTTATCTGTTTCATTAGCCCCTTTTTGTATATACTTTTGATTTTCTATTGATAATCTTTCTTTTGTAGCTTTAAGAGTATCTAATTCAAGTTTAAGTGATTGTTGTTTGTTTAGATATTGTTGATATTCTTTTTCTAATCCTTCTTTACCTACAAGGTAAATAGCTTGTTCTAGTGTTAAACTTCTTTCTTGAAGTTTAACATATTCCATCTTATATTCAGTTTCTTTATGTCCTTGCTTCTTGTGTCCTGTTTTAGCATTCTTTTTGTTTTCTTCTTCTTGTATATATAAAGCATAAGCCTTCTTATATGTTTCTTCTTCTTTTTTGGCTTTGGCTAAAGCTATTCTATCCTCTGCATAAATTTTATTAGCAGGTAAGGTATCTATTTTATATTGTAACCTTGCTCTCTTTTCTGCACGAGGTTGCATTTCCAAACCATATCTTTCTGCCTCTTGTAAAGTATCATAATTTACTTTTTTATTCTTTTTATTTGCTGTTACAAATTTTACTGCTTCATCAAAACTAATCTTTCCGTGTTCGTGTATATAAGCATTTTCTGCTTCTTTATCTTTTATAGTTTTTTCTAGTATAGTTTTTGTTACTTGTAGATGTATTTGATGGAATCCTATGGCTTGTTGTAGGGCAATATTTATAGCTTCTAATTGTTGTTTAGCTTCATCTAATTCGTGTGTATCTAAATTAAGATTATACTTTTCGTTAAAGTGTTTTCTAAATATATTAGCAACTTCTGTAGCATTTTTACCTATATCATAAAGTTTATTAGTAACTGGGTCAAAATATTTACCTGATTTTGCTAAATCTTCATTTAGTGTGTTGACAAATAACTCTAAGGCTTTATCACTGCCTCTTAAGTCATCTTGATATTCTCCAATTTCTTTAGATAAATCTTGCATTTTAGTAGAAGATTCTTGAAGCTTTTCATTTAAACTAACTAATTCATCTGAAAATTGTTTTAGATTTCCTTTACCTTTAGTAGAAAACTCTGCAACAATTTTAGTAGCTGTAGTTAAATCTAATATTTTGCCTTCATTTAATTTAGAATATGCTTTACTTAATTCTTCAACCATACCCTGTTCATTCTTCATATAGGCTCTCATATAATCTAAAGCAATTTTTGTATTTTTTGAATCTACACTCCAACCGTAATTTATTTTCATAGTATTATTAGGACTATAATACTCTTTCTCTATTTTATCTAAGATATCTAATTGTTTTTCTTTATATTCTTTAACCTTAGCTTCATATTCTTTGGTGTTAGCTTCTATATCTGTTGCCAATTTTATTTTCATTTTATACTCAGAGGAATTTTTTAAAGCATCTTGCTGTTTATCCAATAATTCTTTTATTTTCTTTTGTAAATCATTTTCTGAAAAAGCTAAATCTACAAGGGTTTTAAACTCAAAAGTATATTCAGTATTTCTATCCAAATTAATTTTATCCATATTGGCTTTTATGCCTGATATAGTATTATTAATAGTTTCAAAAGTTTGAATAGTTTTTAGATTAGATTGAATAAACTCCTCTTGATTTTTCTTTATTTTGTAATATATAAAAGAAATACTTGTAATTGCTATTCCTACCCAAGACACCCAACTAGATATAAAAGATTTTAAGCTATCTCCCACAAAATTTAAAGCATCTCTCCAACCTTTTATATGCAGATGAAAATAGTGATTTAGTTGTCCAAAAGCTATTCCTGTAGTTAATAAAGTTTTACCTAAAAACCCTACTGTTCCCCCTATGTTTGCAAACACTCTTGCAACATCATCCAAATAACTCGTAGGATTTTCAGCCACTAATTTATTAAAAGCATATGCAACCCCTGTTATTGCATCTCCGAGATAATACATACCATCAGCACTTATGTGTTCTAAGTTTTGTTTAAATAGTTGTAATTGATTAGTCATAGTAAACATTTGTGATTCAAAGTCTGCAACATAATCTTTACCTTGAGTAATATTACTAACTAAATTATTTATATCTCCATTAACTTGACCTAATAATACTTCTAAGTCAAGTGCATGTCTTTGAGTAAACATTTTTTGTAATGTTTGACTTGTTAAGACACCTTCTACCTTTAACTTAGACATTAATTCAATAGCCAAAGGTAAATCTTTCTTTGCTAATTGTGAAAGTACATCTGCATTTAATACATTTGAGTTTGTACCTAGTGCTTTCATATACTTATCATCTAATTTATAATCTTTTACATTTGTATTAAAAAGATTTTTTGCTGTCTTTTCCATTGTTACTAAACGAGTGAATAATACTTTTATTTTTGTTCCACTCTCACTTGCTGATTTTCCAAGATTATTCATTACTCCCAGCCCTACTGCTCCTACTTCTAGTAACTCTTTCTTATAAGCTTCTAAACTTTCTCCTGTTTTATTACTAGAAAGAGCAATAGCTCCTAAAGCACCAGCCACTTGGTTCATTCCTCCACTGATACTTTCCATACTAGATGCTGTTTGTATTGCTGTTGAGTGTAGAATATTTAATACTTTTTCTGTATTTTCTGAATTAATACCTAATGATACCATTACCTTAGTAACTGTTTTAGCTGTATGTTCTAAATCCTCCCCAGTTGCAACAGCTAATTTTGCTGTTTCCTTAGTAATTTCCATAGCTTCTTTATAACTTCTTCCTGTTCTTACTAAAGCATCTGCTGTTCTTACTAATTCATCAGCTGTTTTTGGTATTTGAGAAGATAGATTTAAGAATTCTTTCATACTATCTCCAAAAGAACTTATGCCTTTACCTGATGCTATGTTTAAATTTGTAACACTAGCTTCTAATTTAGTAAACATATCTACTTTACTAAATAAACTTAATAAAGATTGATAACTATAACCTAAAGCCTCTATACTTATCCTTAATTGAATAAATTTAGTTAATACATCATCTTTTGGAGCTTTTAATCCTTCTTTTGAAGCATTCTTTAAATTATAATACTCTCTTGATAAGGTTGCTACTGCTTTTGTTAAACTAATTATTTTAGTTTCAGTAGTAGAAGTATTAACAAAGTTTAAGCCATCTTTATTAATTTTACTTACTTCTTCTTGAATAGCTTTCAAACCCGATAAAACTACTTTGAGCCCATTTTTAACCTTATCAGTTTTTAATTCTAATTCAATAAAGGTTTGTCTACCTGCCATATTACCTCCTTATTTATTTTCTTTCCGTAGATTTTCATATTGTAATTTTTCTACTTCATATTTCCTAGATAAATAAGCTCTTTTAGTTTCTATTTCTCTAAAACTAAACTCACTCATACATTTACCTATATTTTCTTTAAATATAACATTATTACCAAATTCAGCACATACTTGTATAGACATAAATGCTTCAGATAAATGTTCTGTCTTTTTTCCGTTTTCCATTTCACTATGCAATATACCTAGAAATTCCTTAATTAACTTGTTTTGTTCATCTAATATATATTCTCTAATATCATACAGTTCTATTTCAGTTAATTCTAATTTAGTAATAAGTTTACATAACTCATATATATCTTTTACTCTATATTTGTCATATATTAAGTTATCTTGTATAAATTCTATGTCTTTTAATTCTTCTACATCTGATTTATCTATTAAGAATAAATCTAGGTCTATAAATGTTATAATGTCATCTATAATGTTTTTAAGTTTTTTATACTCTAATAACTGTTTATACTCTCTACTTAATTGAGTTTCATTTACAGATTTATCTTTAATATCTTTTATATGAAATAAAAAGGGAAGAGTTATATCCCCATTTAGTTTAAACTCTCCCCTCCTTATAATTTCTAATTTATTGAATATACTCATTTTGTTTTAGCCTTTGTAGTAGTCTTTTTTGAGGTTTTATTTTCTTCTTTGACTAATTTATCCTCTTTTGTTTCAGAACTCTTTAAATCAGCCTCTAAGGCTTTTATTTCTTTTTGTCTTTTATCCAAATCTTTTTGTAGATTAAGTAAAGTTTCTTCTCTTTTTTCTTTTGGTAGACTATCCATCATAGACCAAAATTTAAAAGTTTCCATTTCTCTTGTTAAATCTTTTACATCTGTAACTTTAGCTTTTAATAATGCAACTAATTTAACTAATAAATCTATCATTTCAGGTTGAGATAATACATCACAAAATATATTTAAAGCACCTTGATAATTTCCTTTTTCAAGTCCTAAGTCTTGCCATAAAGAAATTTCTTTGCCCTCTTCATTTTCAAATACACAATCAAAGTCTATATGTAATATACAATCTAATAATTTTGTTTCTAATTCTCTCTTCTTGAATTTATCTCTATTCTTAGTATCATCTATAACCATTATTAAAGCTGTATCATAAGCTAGGTCAGGTCTTTCTTCCCTATACATTTTCTTAGTTTCATCTGATAATAGTCTAAAAGGTACTGTTTTTATACAGTCTTTCATATCTATATCTGGTAGTCTAATACTTGCTTTTAAACTAAGTAACTCATTAAAAGGTTTTATTTTAAAAGGTAATTCTACTCCTTTTAAATTTTCGTGTATAACTCCTAAATCTACTATTATTGTTTTATTATTACTTTCTCTTATTTCTTTAAGTCTTTTTGCTAATTTCATTGATTTCTCCTCTTTTATAAAAATATAGGATAGGATAAATTAATACCCTATCCTTTTGTTTTAATGTTATTAAATTGCATCTACTGTTTGATAAGCATTCATATCTTCTATATTTCTGTCATATACAAATACTTTACAAGCATAGAATGTATTTCCACTACCAAGTCCAAAGTTTACTGCTTTAGAACCAGTTAATCCAGTACCAGCTTCTCCTACAACTACTATTGCATTTTGTTCAGTAAAAGCAGTTCCAGTAGCTGAAAAATATCTAGCTTTTATTCTAGTATTTTTCTTTAATTTTCCTTTTAGAGTTCCTGCTCCTCCACCAGTTTTAGTAATAGTTATAGTACCATCAGTATCTACTGTACATAATACTGGGTTAGTTATTCCTGCTATTGTACTTGCTGTTGAAGGTTTTAATACTATACCATCTACAACTATTTCATCTAGTTCTTCATCTTTATCTAATTTAGATGTTTCCCCTACTTCTAATACATAGTCATCCCTTTCCCAAGTATCACAAAGTCTATTTCCACTTACAGTATAAGTATTTACATCTCCTTCATCTTTTGTCATTCCAGTAGTTGCAATTAAAGGCATTATCATTACATAAGTTTTATTTGCTACAACTCTAAATTCCAAACATACAGTTTTATTGAATGTATCATAAGCATTCCTAAATGTGTTTTTTCTTGTTGCTATTTTACCTGTTTTAGGGTCAACAGCTCCTGTAACCTTAATTTCATCTGCTTCTAACCCAAATAATGCTTTAAAAGGTAAGTTCATTTCATTTGCTTTTGCTCTTGCAGTTTTAGATTTCATAGTACCATTAGTACCAACTATAGTAACTATTTCATCATTTCCTACATAAAAACTTTCTCCTTTAAATATAGCATTAAGTACAGAACGATTTACTCCAAAAGGTGCATTAGCTCTAACAAAGTTTAAGTCTTCTTTCATTTGTATAGAGATTTCAGCACTTGGGTCTTCTTCATCTAGTATTGTTGGTGCTACATTTGTACCATTACTAGCTTTTACAGAGTTTATACCATAATTACCTGATTGTAAGTTATCTGTTGATAACCCAGTAACAGGCTCTTTCATTGTTAATAATATTGCATATAAAGATACAGCTTTTGTTTTATTTGAGTAACCTAGTGCAGATACAAGTATTTCGGTACTTGTTCTACCAACTGTTTGCTCTGAACCCATATCTATGACTGTTTTAGCCAATTATTATTCCTCCTAATTTATAGTATTAAATGTTTTTATTAAAATATAGAATGTTCTATATATGTTATCTCTATTTTCTACAAATAGAGAAGATGTAACATTATTATTAATAAAAACATATTTATTTTTAATCAATTTATTATTTTCTTTATCATATACTTGTAATATATTTCTTTTCCTATATAAGAATAATTCTACATAACTTTGAATTTCATTGTATAGTTTACCTTGTTCATCAGACTTAAAAGCTACACCAAAATCTATCCTTTTGAATGTGTTGAAGGTGTTACCTGATTGTTCTCTTGAATAAGAATAATTTGCTTTTACTAATATTGGTTGTTTTTGTTCTAGTGTAAAACTTCTTTTAGGTAATTTATTTGTTGTATCTAATTGTAAAACTATTTTATCAGAAATTATTACATTAAGTATATTAATAAGTTTATTTCCATATTTAAATGTTTTATTTAAAAACATATCTGTTGTTACTTTTACATTATTATCTATTTCAACTATTATTTCATCATTATTCTGTTCTATAATTTTAAACTTTATAGGTTCTTGAATTAGTACATCATCTGTGAAATAATAAGGTAAATTATCTTTTATTGCTTGTTTATTCAAATGATACAAAAGTGTATTTATTTCTATCATATTACCACACCACTTCTAGTTATTTTATTATTTTCTATAAAAGACACTATCTTGTCTACTAAAGTATTTATAACATCTTCCATATCATTGTCTGCTGTACTCTCTAATAAGTCTGTAACATAATCTACTATGAAAGGTTGTAACTTAGGGTCAAATCCTCTTGGGTGTTTTGTTGATGGCATACTAGGATTAGTATTCAACATATCAAAGGCTTCTGAATCAATATTTAATTGATATTTCCCGTTAGCTTTAGAAAATGAAATTGTATCTCCTTTTTGCATTCTCTTTTGTAAATCTTTCCAGTGGTCATAGGGGTCTATATAGAGTTTAGCAGATAATTTATTATATCCCTCTTGGTCTAGTATACCTCTGAATAAGTCCCTTGTATATCTAGTGTCATAAGCTGTAACCTCTGCTATTTTATAAATGTAAATTGCCATAATGTCATTTTGATATATTTCTACATCTTTATCAAAATTAATTATTTTTGTGTTTAATTCACTTATAAATTGACTTAATTCAATTTTAGTATTAGACATCTACTAACCTACCATATACTTCTCTTGAAATGTCATACGAGCCATTAGGAGACACTTTATACACAGTATAAACATTACCCTTATAATTTATCTTATAATTTGTAAAATCGTTTATAGGACATTGTGATAAGCTCTCATCAAGTAAATTTTTAGCTTGTTTAAGTTCAGACACTAGGATATGAAAAGATAACTCTAATTTATGATTATTATTACTTTCTTCTACATATTGTTCTTTTGGTTTAGCCACAGTACATTGTATCTCATACTCTTCTAACCCATTGTTAGATTGAATATAACAATAATCATTAAATAGGTTTTTTAGCTTTTTAATATGTTTTTCCAAAGTTTCTCTTATAGGTTTCATATTACCAGTCCCTATCTATATATAATAATCCTGTGTTTCTTTCTAGTTTATTATTTCCATTTGGGTCTTTTTCATATTGTAAAGCTAATTCATATTGTCTTAAATACTCTGCTACAAGTTGTCTTTTTGCTTTTAATATTTCTATTGGGTTATTATAGTTTATTATATCCGTATCATTTGTAACAGATTTAACTTCTAGTTCATCTGCATAGTTAATTAAATCTTGTAATGCTTTTTCATACAAGGCTTTCCATTCAGCACTTGTTTTAGTATAAATATATGTTGTTAATGTGGCTTTCATATACCACCTCTTTATTTCTTTTTAGTAGTAGGTTTTTCTTCCTTTTCTTCTACTTTTTCTGTGTTATTTGTTTCAAAATCTAATAATTTATTATCTAAATTCATTAGCATAAGTGCTACATCTAATCTTCTACCTTTTAAATTTTCACTTCTATCCCAGAATTCAACAGAATTTGTAGCTTCTTTTGCTAAATCGTAATACTCTTGAAATTTAGTTATTAATACTTCTTTTTTATTTTCTGTCAATGTTATTCTCCTCTGTTTATATAAAAATAGGTAGGTAGAAAACTACCTACCTTAAAATTATCCTGCTATATTTTCATAAGTTTTATCTATTCTTTTAACTAAATCCTCTAATTTAGAAGCTTCAGCAGTTGTCATCCAACCTTTTTTAACCCCAGCTGTTTGTCCTTGTGCTTTTGATAAAATTACACCAGCTTCTCTCGCTAATACAAGATTTTCCATTGGGTGTATTCTTAATTTCATTCCGTTTGTATCAGATGGACTTGTGATTGCTTTTATATCTTTTTCTGTAATTAATGAAAGACCTCTTTGATTTTGTGCTTTATTCACACATTGTAAAATTAAATCTCTTCTTCCACTATCTAAGAATATAATAAAATCATCTGACATATTAGATATTTCTATAAATTTAACACCTGCAACATTTAAAACAGTTACCCCTTCAATTAAATGCTCATCTTTATATTTAGCATAATTATATAATTCTCCTAATTCATATATAGTTCTACCAGAAGCTAGAGCTATAATATCATCCCCAGAATAAGTATTATATGCTTTAATTAGGTCTGCACAATCTAATATATCTTTGGCTTTATACCCTCCATCAGCTGTACCTCTATAGTGAGAAGTATTTGACCACTTAGCTTCTAAAGGATTTAATACCCAAGAATTGTCCTCTCCTCTTAAAAAACCAAAACTAGAATTATAAGGTTCTGTACCAGTTCCATTAGCTTCTGTAGGTAATTTACCATAATCAGAATGTCCTGTATATAGTGCTTTTAAAAGTTTACCAGGTTTAAATCTTCTTAAATATACTTGGGAATATCTTTGCACATCTTTGGCATCTTGTTCTAATAAGTTTATTCCGTTGTTTTCAGCTTCCATAATATCTTCTACTTCGTGTTTGAACACAGTAGCATTATATCCTTCAGAAGTTTTTAGTTTAAATTCTTGTAATTTTCTACCAAATTCAGGTACATCAGTTGAGTATGTTCCTTTTGTAAATACTAAATTATGATGTTCCATAGGTATTCTAGCACCTTCTATTCTAATTACTTCTCTAATATTTTTAGATAATATATTTACAATAGGTCTTTGTATTTCAGGTGCTGTTGAGTTTCCTGTTATTAAGTGCATTACTATGGCTTCTGCGTCTTTATTTTTTGTATAAATTTCTTTAGGTAAGTCATATATGCTATTTCCTGCTATAAGTAACAATTTATTTATCCTCCTATATTATGCTTCAAATCCGTTAATGAATATTCTTATTGCAACTCTATTTACATTATCTACTAATACCCCAACTACTTGTTTAGTTGTAGCTCCAGCAGTTAATGATACTTTTCCAGCTTGACCTAAATATACATATTGTCCAAGTTTACCTTGTCCTCTTTGTATACCATATAATTCAGTAGGATTTTCTATAATTGCAAAGTTTTCTATCGCTAAATATCTATCGTTAGCTCTTTTATCTGTTTTAGGTTCTATTGTATAGGCTTCTCCCCATGCAGGAAAATCTCCCTTAGTAGCAATTCCCACAGCTTTTTTAGTTGTTCCTTCATCTGCTAATATTAACTTACCATCAGTATCTACAGCAACTAAAGCACCTATAAAAATATCTGATTTAACAGGTAAAGATAAACAAGGTTGTGCCATTGCATTTAGACCTGTACTTCTTATATTAATTTTATCTGCCAACTTAATGTCCTCCTATTTATTAATAACCATTAGCTCTAGCCCAATTAGTGATTACTTGTGCCTCTTTTTGTCTTTCTTCTAAATCTAATTCTTCTTTTGTCTTATGTTCAGTATTTAGATTTATATTCTTGTTATCAAATATACTTGTAGATTTCTTTTTATTTGCACTTTCATATCTTTTCTTTTCTTCTTCTTCATCTATAATTTTAGATAAAGTTTCTTTGTATATTTCAAACTCTTGTAAGGCTTTTTCTGTATCCTCATTGTCTAAAACTAATTTCAATTTATTATAATAACCTTGTAAATAAGGTTTTTCTTTTATTTCTTTCTCTATATCTAATTTCAATTTAGCTAATTTATTTACTCTTTTAGTAGCTTCTAACTCTTGTTTTATTCCTTTAACTTCTTCTTCAAAAATAGATTTAATACCTTCTAAATCTTTTTTCTTTTGTTCTTCAAGTTCTATTTTAGCTTTTAATATTTCTTGTTCAGCTTTATCTTTCCCAAGAGTTTCTATTGTTTCTTTTAATTTACTTTCTTTTTCTTTAAGTAAATCTTCTGCTATTTTTGTCTTAGCTTTTGTATTTTCTAATTCCTTAGATTTAAGTTCATTTTCTGTTTTTAATTTATCTAATTCAGCTTTCAATTTATTAAGTTCTTCTAGTAGATTAGGTTCAGTTTGTTTAGTTTCTTCTTCTCTCTTACCCTCATCTTTTTTAGGTTCAGGTTCATTGTTAGAAGTCTTTAAAAACTTTTCCTCATCTTCACTTAGCTTTTCTCCTTTAGCTTGTTTAGATAGTATTTCTTCTAAAGTCAATATTATCCTCCTACTTTTCTTTTTATAATTTTCTCTTATATAAAACACATCGACTGTGTTTCATACATATATATAACTTATTCAGTTTTAATGTCAATTTTTTTGTCCTCGATTTTACTACCATTATTTAGTTTATTTGCTTTAACTATCTGTATATCACTATTTCCAAGCATTAATTCTTCATTAATCTCGTTTGTTAATTGTTCTATTTCTTCTTCACTTCTACCTTGTTCTCTCCAAAGTTGTTTTAAAGTAACTTCTCCACTCTTTAGCATTAATGAATTAGTCAAAGCTCTATCATAAGCACTATCTCTTAAAATAGCAGTAGGCATTTTAAATGATAAATCTATATCAGTTTCCTCATTGTACATATTATTTAATTTAAGTATACTTTCAAAGAAAGATTTAAATCCATTTATGATATTTTGAACATAAATCCATATCTTTTGCTCCATTCTACGATTTATTTGTTGATATACCTTAGAACTATCAGAACTTGCTAAATGGCTATTTAAACTAGGTGGAGTTAATCCTGCCTTTTCGTGTAAACTATCATATACATCATTTCTTTCATTAAACATACTTCTAAGGTCATTTGATATTTGAATGTCTTTGACTTGTGCTTGATTAGGTTTGCTTGTATTTAATCCAGTATTAAAAGCATTTTGCTTTTCAGTATCAGAGGTATCTTCTCTATCTGATTTAATCTCTGCATACCCACCTATATTCATACTACCTGATGTTAAAGTACCATCTATAACATATATCTTAGGAAATCCTATAATTCTATTAGAACCTCTTATATCGCTTTCTATTTGGTCTAGTCTTAAACTATCATCAATATATTTGTCTGCTGGTATTCTACTAAATGGACAATTAGCAATATCATTAGATTTAATGTGAATAATAGAAAATAAATCACTAAGTATTTCAGGATATTCAGTCTTACCTAATATACTTATTTCTCCCTTTTTTCCTTTGACTAAGGCAGTACCACTTTTCTTACTACCATCAGTAGATAACATAGTTACTTGTCCTTTTTCAAATACTATTATTACATCTTGTCTATTATCCTCTACAACTCTTTTGCTTGAAAAATCAAAGTATTTATCATATTTAGTAGTTTGCCAGATATAAGTTGTAGGTTTACCAAATTTATCTAATATAATATCTGATATTTCTTCTGTAGGAATAATAGTAACACAGGGTACATAAGCCTTTGCTTTACTTTTACTATCTTCTATCTCTTGAAAATAATAGTATAAAAAACAATCTCCTTTACTTTCTAATATATCATATATTGTAGTATTTAGAGATGTCCAGTTTATACTCTTCAATATAGGTTTCAATACAGCTAATTTATTACTATCTATTTGTGCATCCAGCTCTAATATAGGACAAAATGCTACTAATTTAGATATAACTTCTTCAATAGCATCCTTTGTAACATACAATCTTTTCTTATTATCGTCTGAAATACTATCATATTCTCTTTGTTTATTAGGGTCAAAGAATTTATTTTTAAAGTGGTCATATGATTTCCCACTTCTCATTTCTTTAATAATTTTTATTACAGCTTGTCTATCCTCCCACAGATTTGGGTCATAAGGTCTATATATAGACATCTACACACCTCACAATACAGGACACCAAGTGTCCATATTTATTTTCTTTATCTCATTAATCTCTTTCATTAAGTCCTCTTTTGTTGCTACTAATTTTTGTTTATTTTTATCCTCAAACTTTCGTAAAAACAGGAAAAATCTATACCTGCCATCATCATATATCCGTTTTCTCTTATCTACAGCATTTACTCTCTCAATAAGTTCTTTTAAACCAATATTAAACAATGCTAGACTGTTCAAATGGTCATCAGAAAATTCCTCTCCTCTTGGTGCTGAATAATTTAATACATAATTATTAGTTTTACCTGCTTTCTTTTCAAAAGATAGCATCTCATAGTATAATTTTTCAGCTTCCCAACTAGCATGTTTATTAAGTAATTTTAATTTGCCTTCATATAATTGACTTTCTAAGTACTGAAACATTCTACTTTTTAATAGATTATTATATATAATAGGCATCAAAGATATTACTACATTATATTGATTGCAATACTTTATGAATTGTTGAGCAAGAGCATACCCAATCGCAGTGCAGTCAAAACAAAATACATCAACCTTATATTCTATGCACTTTTGAACACACTTCTCTGCTACCTCATCCACAGATAATCTTTGTGTTTCATTTTGGTTAAATGTAAACATATTATAAACAGTACTATAAAAATTAGTCTCATCAATAGTAGTTTTACCTATAATTAAACTCTTATAATCGTGTTTAATTGAGGTATCATATCCAGCAACTATAAAACTACTCATATCATCTACATCACTTACTACACTATTACCTAATACAATAGGCTCTGTCATACAACCAATAGCTTCTAATATTTCTTCTGTCATAAATCTACCAGTTAAAATATTAGGGTTAAGATAATAGTTAAATTGAATATATGGAGAGTTTTGTCCTCTTTCTTTAATATCTCCTTCAACTTTTTTCTTATAGTAAAGTGCCATATTAATATCTGTTAAAGCTCTAAGTCTATAAATTTCTTCCCATTTTCTAACAAATTTTATTACACCACTACTATTATATTTTGCTACAAATACACTCAAACTATCTTGGTTAGGTACTCCGAAAATAAATTGACAACCTCCAGTAGCTGTTAAGAAAGGAGATACAGATGTTTCAAATAGTTCAGCATTTATTAACCCAGCTTCGTCTATTACGAGTGCATGTGCAGATAACCCATCTTGTGTAGTTCCTACTGATATAGCTCTCATTTGACTATAGGGTATACTTTTCTTTTGTCCTACAAATACTTTATTTATTTCTAAGTTTGAAATTTCATCAATAAGTTTACTATCATCTTTTTTATATATTAATTTATCCTCATAATTTTCATTATGAAACTCTATTGCCTTATAAATATAAGGTTTTACTTCTTTACTTAACTTCTCAACAGCATCATTCTTGTAAGAACCTAATACTAGATAAAATCTTTCTAAGGGTACATCCATATATTTAGGTATATACACAACAGCAAAGCCACTGAATATCTTTATTAATTCTGATTTACCTGCTTGTCTACTCCAAGCCATTAAAAACTTCTCGGAATTTCTTTCAATAGTAGCTTTTATCATTACATAGAGTTCACTCCATTGATATACGAATAAAGGTATAGAGTTCATTTGTCCTGTTCTTTTATCAGGTCGTCTACGAACATACATTACATAATTGAATAAATCTCTATATAATGGGTTATCTAAGAATAATTTACCTTCCTCTGTTTCCTTATCATATTCATACATGAAAGGAATATATGTATCCTCATCTTTTATATACATAAATAATAGTTTAGAGTATTCATCTAAATAGAAAGCAGGTTTTGATAATTTCTTAATCATTAATTAACAAACCTTTCTATATCTATATCTTCTACATCTTTAAGAATATCTTCATCACTAGCTTTAAGTTTAACTTTTTCTCTACTAGCTTTCATATATTCTTGAGTTTTGTCGTCTGCTCTATCTTTTTCTACATTAACAGGGGATACATCATCTAAATTCTTAGCAACCTTTTCCATACTGTCAAGAATAGCTCTAATATCCTTACCTACTGCGTGTGCCTCTTGCAAATCCCCGCAATATTCCTGATACTTCTTAGCTCTATCTAGTTGTGTTTGTAGTTCTTCCAATAGTGCATATCTATACTCTTTACTATTCATTTTTATATTTTCAAGCCATATAGCTTTCTTTTCTTGATAATATTGTTTTAAATTAGGAGGTAATTCACTTGCTAAAAATGTTTCAATTTCTTCTAACTCTATATCTATGCCTAAAATATCTAGTTTATAATGAATATCCACAGGAGATAATCTTTTGGCTCTCATATCTAATATTTTCTTTAATACTTTTTCATCTTGTGTATTTACAAATGTATCTGTCTTTAATTCATCAATAGTCTTAGTTAGCATAGTTTCTTTTCTAGTCCATTCTCTTGTCTTTTTGGCTAAATCTTCTTCTAATTCTTGTCTTTTTGCTTTTTCTTCTTGCCATTTAGAATATAATTGTTCTTTGTTAAATTTATCTAATATAGCACTATTGACTACAATTTTTTCTTTTGCCATATGCTAATCCTCCTTTTTCTTTCTTTTCTTTGATTTCTTCTCTGCACTCTTTTTATATATTTCTTTTATTTTTTGATAGGTAGTTATATCTTTCTGTGCTTTTGCTAACTCTCTCACAGGGTCAAGTCCCATATCTTCCCACAGTTCAAACGCTAATTTTCTCAATCTCTCTAATGAATAATTTATAAAGTGTTCTGGAAACGAACACTCTCTAATCAATTTCTCTTTCTCTAATTCAGGTGTATATACTACTAAATTCCTCAATATACCCTTTTTTAATTTTTGAGGTTTCTTATGTCTAATCTTAGAATTAGTCCACTCTTCATAATCTATTGTAATTCTCTTTGTAACATCTCTATGATACTTGTATATATCATAATCTTTTAAATTCAATATCTTTTTCCAATAAGCCATTGTGCCCATAGACACAGGCGTTCTAAATTTAGTTTTGTAGTCTATCTTATATAATCCCGTATCTTCCATAAATTCAGGCATACATACAAGTTTTCTCTCTGGTATTTTCCAATTATCTTCATCTAAATAATGGTCTAATAAATACTGTCTGAATTGTTCATGTGTCATCTTTAATTTATTAGGTCTATTGTCTATAAACATTTCACCATCTCCTTTTAAATAAAAAGGTAGTAAGTCTTAACCTACTACCTATCTAAAAGAGAAAATCAGAGAAAATAGCATATTTGACTTTTAACAAAAAGTGTGCTATACTTAAATCAAAAGATATAGAACTATGTAAAAGTAGCCTATATCTAAACATATATATAACAAAATTATATTTTATGTCAATTTTAATTAAAGAGAGGGTTATATGGAACAAAAAGAATTTAATGCAAAAACAGATTTATACCCCTACACACACGAGTATTATTTTGGTTTCTTTAAGACTAAACAAATGATAGATTTTATAAAAAATATGAATAAAATTAATCCTAATATAGATGATGAATATTTTAGTTTAAAACTTTATTTAACTTGTTTAGAACACAATTTAAAGCCAAACAAACAATCAGCCTACTATTTACTTCAACTTGAATGGAGAAAGCTAAAAAAGTACCCTACAAGCCTTAAAAACTCAAATCTAAAAGAACTGAAAGATGAAACAGTATTAGATACTAATAACTTAGAAGAAAAATGTATTAAAGAGGTAAATAATATAAATACACATAAATTATACGAAAAAATAATGAATTATGTAGAAAAGAATTGTAAAGAAAGACAAAAACAGGTATTTAAACTCTATTTCTTTGAAGGTCTTAGAATGGTTGATATTCAAAAAAGAATGAATTTTAATAGTAGACAAGCTGTAGATACAACTTTGACTAAACTTATAAATAAAATTAAAAATAAATTCGGTGTAGAGTATAAGAAATTGAAATTAGATGATTAAAAAAGAGATAGTCAATTCTATCTCTTTTTACTTTTATTCTTTTATATACCCTTTCTTAACTAATAAATCATACACAAATTTTCTACCTTTCTGTGTCCAAACAGTAGTATTAATTTCTATATCTCCTTTTGTAGATGTTCTGACATCTGTATACCCTTGTGCTTGATATGGTACATAAAGTACCCATATTTTACCTACTTTATATTGGACTTTTTCTTTTTGTAAAATAGAATTTAATTTAACAGCACTCATTCCTAAATCTTTTGCCATAACAGTAACTGTCATAGTTCCTGTACTATTTAAAACTTTATCATAATAATTTGCTTTAGGTTTCATCTCTTTGTTTTCTATCTTTAATGGTTCTACACATTCCCTTTGATATTCATTCATAGCATATAAAGATTCCTCTTGTGTCTTTGCATTTATTATTTTTAGTTTTAAATAATTTTCTTTACTTATCTGTTCTTCTAACTGTCTTATTCTATTTTGTAATTCTTTTAGTTTTTGTATAACAGCTTTTCTAACAAACTTACTTTCACGAGATAATATTTGCATTGCTTGGTCTAATTCAAGTATAAAAAGTAAATATTTTCTACCTCTACTATTTGTATAAGTTGATTCCAAAATTTTTTGGAGTGAAATTTCTTCTTCAAATTCATCTTTTATAATATCTAATAAGGTATCGTGCCTTAATTCTATATAACTTCCTCTTAATTCCTCTGCTTTTGTCAAAGTTTTATTTTGTTTCTTAAATTCATACTCTCTTTGTCTAAAAATATTAATCAATTCTAATAATTCTAAACTTGTAATAGTTTTATCTTCTTTATTCTCTAATTTTTCTAAATAATTCATTTATAAACTCTCCTTTTCTTATTCCTCAAATAAATATTTAGGTGGTGTCCAACTATTAATAAATTCTACACATTCTTCAAAATCTTTCTGTTTTAAATCTCTATAACTTGCTACTTGGAATTTATCTTTAATTCCTTTATATAAAGCCATAAACCAACTTCTCTTGCTTTTATAACTTGCTAAAATAAAATCATAGTATTTAACTTCTATCTTATGATTTATTTTATTTTGTATAAATCTTTGTTGTCCATAATCTATTCTTATTTGATTTTCTATCTTGTCTTTTAACTCTAAAATAGTTGAATTTGTTTCAATAAACTTATTAAATTCTTCTTTATAGTTTTGATTAATAAAGTTTTCCATTTTATCAAATTTTTCTATATAAGCTAAATTTAATTCAAAAGCAAGTGGAACTTTATCATTATACCCACTAATTAATTGAGCTATACCTTTTCTAGTTACCCAATACATTTTATATAATTTAAAATTATTTTCAATTTTATAATTATCTTCAATATAATACTCTTTTACGAGAGCGACATCTTTCGCTTTCGTGATTTTATCTATATATCCACCAATTTTCTTTAATAAATCTTTATGATTTACTCCTAACTCTTTTGCTATAATTCTACTATCTGCCACATATTTTCCAGTTTGTTCTGAAACTACTATTGTTAATTCAAAATTTTTATTTGTCATTTACATCTTCTCCTTTATTTCCATAAACTTTTTCCTCTACATACATTGTTAAAATTTGCCTCATTACTTCTGCTTTTCTTAGGTCATACATATAACCTAATTTCTTTAATCCATCATTAATTCTTTTATCTACTCTAAGACTAACATTATATGTTCCCTCCTTTTCTGTTTTTATTTTTCTGGTTTTTAAATCTTCCATAATATCACTCCTTTTCTAAATTTAATATATTATAGTATATAAAATTATATTTGTAAACAATTTTTAACTCAAAATTTAAAAATATTTGACCCTCTAAAATCAATTTTAACGAGTTTCATTTCACTTATGTATTAAATTATACCAAAAACTTTTTAAAATGATTTTAAAGGGTATTACAGAGCCTCAAATATTCTTATCCTCTTTGAGATAGTATTTCATAAATCATCTCCTTATTAATAAAGAGTAGATTTCTCTACTCTTATTCAAAATATTCTAAATTTATATGTATATTTTCATATCTAGTATTATATTTATCAAAATCTAATTGATTGTATTTAGAGTTACATTTTTTACATAAACTATTTATACTTTCATCCCTATTAAATATATTTAAAGGTACTCCACAACAATCACAGTAATTACCTGCACAAAATTCATTTTCCATATAAGCAAATTTTATATAATCTAATCTACCTAAATAGAAATTATTTATTACTTTTGTTATTTTATACTCATCTTTATCTTCAAATATCAAATTTAAAGTATTATTCAAATTATCCCTTGTAGATAAAACTGTAATGTTATTTTCTGTTAAATCACTCTTCATACCCCACATTTGTTCTCTTTTAATAAATCTTATGCTTTCTTTACTTGGTATATTTATATTTATAAACATATTATTTTCCTTTAAACATATTCTTAAATTTATTTAAAAAACTACTTCTATTTTTTAACTCTTGTACTTTTTCTTTTTCTAATAGACTTTCAGACAACTGCAATAAAGTATCTATATTATCTTGTTTATCTATGTTTTTAACAATATTGTTATCTATACTTGTTAATTTTTCTAAAGTTAAATCACAATACTCATCTACCCAATCTGCAATATAATAAATTCTTTCTGACATCATAGCAGTCTTATATGTTCTGTCTATAAATGCTCCAAATATAATAGGGTCTTTCTCTTTTGTTTTAACATTTCCATTTTTTGCTATATTTTGTTTCTTTTTAGTATAGTCTGTAAATAAAATGTAATACTCATCAAATAATTTGTTATCTTTACAATATTTAATCTTTTCTTGTACTTCTTTTGGTATAGGTCTTTCAAAATTCTTTAATTCAATTAAGAATATATTTTTATCATTAGACATATTCAAATTTTTAATTAAATCTTGTAACTCCTCTTTATAAATATAAGTATCTATTCCATAATTTAATAATTCATTTTCTCTTTTAATATTTTTTAAAAGAAATGTAGTCTTTTGAACTAATTTAGTTTGGTCTATACTTAATGCACTTTCTAATGTATGTATTAAATTATCTCTAATTGTTTTTAAACTTTCGTGGTTTAACACCTTTTTATTATTCTTAATCTCTTCAAATATCTCACTTGTAGTTTTGTCTAGCATATAACTATCACACTCCTATTTCTAAATTTTTCTTATATTTTTGTAAATAATAGTCATCTTTATCTTTTTTATTTTTTATTAGTGTTATTATATCTCTTTGAACTAATTTACTACTTATAAATAAATTATATACTTCTTCAATAGAAATTTTTTCATTTAAGATTGCATTCTCTAACTCTAATCTTACATTATTAATATAATACCCAAGTACACTAGCAAAAATTTCTTTATATCCTTTAGGAAAATAAAACTCTTTTAGTATCTCTTTTAGATTCCATCCATTAGGAATAACATACTTAGGGTAATTATAAGTACCTATATACTTATCTTTATTTACCTTAGTATTAAACAACTTTTCCCACCAAGATAAAGATTTAAATAATTTCTTATATTGTTTATCCATTAAATCACTACCTTTAAATTATCATACTCTGTTACTAAATCATAGAACACTCTATTTAATTTCTCTATATTTATTTTCTTAGATTTTAATTCATCAGCACAATATTTATAATTTTTTATTCTTTCTTCCAACCAATTTTCTACATCAGTTTCTAAGATTATTATACTATCTTTATCTGTTTTCTTTTTATTTAATAAGTCTACAATATATTGAGTAAATAGTTTACCATTCTCTAATCTATATGTATCTAATTTAGCAGGTATATTATCCATTATATCTAGTGTAGGAAATTTTCCATCTCTAATCATAGAATGGCAATAGAATACACATCTAAATATATTTAATAAGTGTTTTACTTTAATAACTTTATCTTCTTCTACATATTTACTATGTGCTTTTAAATCTTTTTTAGCCATTCCTATATAATGATATAAACATCTTTTAACATCAAAATATTCATCTGCTATCTCTCTAAGTTGATTTATATACCAAAAGTTACTATAAGCATTGTCTACATTAAGCCACTCTAGTATATTAGGATTAGATTTACTTATTAATTTCAATGCCTTATCTAATGAATATGCTTGTAAATCTATATCTACACCATCATAATATGTAGTAGAAAATTGGTCTTTACTTCTTTCTAATCTTAAATACTCACTTAAAGGTTCTATATAAATTCCTCTAATGTCTATATCGCTATTCCAACTTTCAGTACCATAAACTCTATTTCCATTAGGTACTACACATAAAAACTTAATATCTCTAGTCTTTTCTCTTCTTTTAATTATCTCTTTGATTTCATTTTCTTTTGATAATATCATTTTATTCCTCCTTAAAACTCTCTAAATCTCTTATTCTTTTCATTTCCTTATATATTTTTTCTAATACATCTAATCTTAAATAATTATATTCTCTCCTAGCACTTTGAAATAATACTCTTTGTTCTAATTCTTCATTAATATTTTGTATTCGTTTCATAGTTAGATATAATCTATTAACATATAATTCCTCCCAATATTCCATATTATCTAATACTAAATCTCTCATAATAATATCTTTTCCATTATTAGAATAATACCTATAAGTATAATACTGTAATTGACTTAGTTTATTTAATTTTTCTTTTAATTTATTTTCTTGTTTTTCTTTGACTTTGTTTATTATTAATTTTAGAGCATATAGAATAATACCTACACAAACTATAACTATTAAATTAATCATATCTATTGCACCTTCTTAATTGATTTCTTCTTTTATAAAGTTTATATGAATTTTTATAAAAAATATGAAATGGTATAGGTACATATTTAATCTCATAACATTTATAATAAATTCTCAACAAGCCAAACCTATAATATTCTTTAATTAAACTTGGAAATTTTAAAATTGCTAACATATAATCACTCTCCTTTTATTAGTACCAAGTGTTATACATACTAATTGCAAATGAATATGGATACCACCCAGATTTATCTATAACTTCTAATAAACTATTAGATTCAAAAAATTCTTTAATGTCTAATTTACAACCTATTGATTTTGTATCATTGTAGCTTATATTGAGTATAACACTTTCTGAATCAAATCTTATACCTCTAATAAAGAATGTTTCTATTTTGTCTGTATAATGATTTCTTAATTTACCTATATAACAATATTTATTAGCAAGGAATCTATATTCATCTATATTATTATATCCATAAGATAAAGGATACATAATATGTCCCCATCCTAATTCGGGATTCCACATATCTTCGCCTTTATCTTTTACATAACACTCTACTCCTGCACTTAAATTTGCTTTTTCTACTAAATTTTTAATATGTAGAAATACTTTCTTAAAACCTTTTTTAAATGGGTAAACTTCTTCATAAGCATCACATTCTTTATACACTTTTAATCTTTTCATAATATCACTCCTTTTTATTTTTAAGATAACCTATTATAACATAAAAATAAAACTATGTCAATACTTTTTATAAAATAAAAAGAGAGTATTTAAACTCTCTTTAATATATATTAAATAAATTTTCTTCATCTTGTCCATTATTACTAAATTTAATTGTATACTGTTTAGTCATAGGGTCTTTTATCCCTAATGAATATCTATAATTAGTGTCAAGAGGAACAGATACATTAATTTTAACTGTTTCATTTCCTATTTCAACTAATGATTTATTTATTTTTTTAGTTTCTACTATATTACCTAAATCATTGTGAACTATTAAATCAAAATCCCATTCGTGATAAAATCTTGAAATTCCTCTATTTTCTATTTCTATTTCTATATTATCAGTATTTATTTTAGAAGATTTAATAAACAATTTATAACCTAACATATCAGATATTTCTTTACTTTGAGAGTTCCATTTAACATTGTTTTCTGGAATTTTTTGTCCTATGAATATATGATGAGATTTTTTTATCATTTCTTTTGTTCTATCTAATTGTTGTAATAACATTTCATCCATTGTTAAAGAAGATGTAAATTCCCCTCCTATTGGATATCTGTCCCATATATCAGGTATAGGAACTATGGCATCGGTTTCATCTGTTTGGTCATATACTCCACCTTTTTCTATCCATCCTAACCAATCTTGTGTATCACTTGGCATACCTATCATATCGTTATATGTTCCTAATCCATACTCTTTACAAGGAGAAAATGGTCTTCTCATCATTATTTTAGCATAAGGGAATTTACCTATCCACATGTCTACATATTTTTTTAATATAGGCATCTTAGGTAATTTTCTAACTTTGTTGTTATCAAAGTTTACATGCCATTCTCCCCAGTGTCCAACAACACCAAGCTGTATATAACTTATAAATGGGTCATTACCATATCTTTCAGCTAACTTATCTACAAATATTTTTAATTTATCAATAAATTTTTGATTTTCATAATAAGGCGACCAACCTTTACCGTATTCGTGGGAATAGTCTTTACCCATTGTTTTATCTTTATATATAAAATTAGGGACATCATGATGTTTTTTTGTTGTGGGTTCGTCTAATATTAATCTAAATACACAATGTTTACCTTTATTCCTCCAATATTGATATAAGGATAGTTTTTCCCATTTTTCCCAGTCATATAAATTTTCGTCGTTATTTTGTACTTCATTCCATTTCATATCACAATATACTAAATTGAAATCTATTTTGCCTAATGACTGTTCCCATCTCCCATAAGGAGCATATCCTATAAGTTGGTTACTCCCTACTGATTTATAAATATATTCTTGTTTATCCTCTATGAATTTTCTAGTATTAACTTCTATATCAGAATAATTACTTTCTAACCAATCTTTTATTTTAATTAATTTAGCATCTAATTTATGTATATATTCTTGTATTCTTTTATCTAAATTAGTAGATATTCCAACTGTATAGAATACAAAATCACTAATAGCTTTTAATATTTTAGGTCTATCATCAAATATTTTAGATAATATTTCTTTTTCATAGGGTAGAGTTACAATTCCATCATTCCAATCATATAAATCATCCCCCTCAGTAAGCATAAATTTACTAAAATATACTTTTTGTCCTTGTTCTATTTTTGGAATTTCAAATCTAGGCAAACATTCCCCACTCTTTTCTGCTGTGAATTTATAATTGTATCTAGCCCACTGATTAATTAAATGATACCCTTTATAATCGTCAGATACAATTACTGTTCCGCCCTCAATATTAATAAATGCAGATGTATCATTAGCTACTTTTTCTGTTTTTATCCAAGCACTAAATTGATAGGTCTTTCCAGCTTCAACTTTTACTTTTTGACCTATTGGTATCCAAGCTGTCTTTATGGATACTATTTTACTATTTTCATAAGTTTCATTTTCTATAATATAATTATCATACCCAGTCCAATTATCATTTTTAGCAAAATCATTGGTATTTTTTAATAAATTACCGCCTTTTTTATTTTCAAAAAAACTTTTTAATTCTTGTTCTTTATTTAAACCTTTTATTACATTAAGATATTTTTTATATTTAATATAAGTAGCAGATGCTACATTTATATCAAATTCCGTAGAATCTACATCTATTACACTCAAATTAGTAGAATTCAATCTAAAGGGATATTTTAAATTAACCTCTTTCTCTAATAATGCAATATTTTTATAATAAATATTCTCTATAATATTATTTTTATAATAAATATTATTTATTTGTGTAAAATCTATATGTGACATTTATTACTCCTCTACTTGAATTATTAACTCTTTAAATTCTCTTATTACTGTAGACATATATACATTATTTGTAATAGAGCTTGTTCCTTTACATCTTAAATTAAAATATACAATATTTCCCTTAAACTCTTCTAAGATATCACAATAAATACTATTGTCTACATTATCTAATTTGTATTGATTAGAGTCTAATTTAATATAATTAATTCTATCTAAACTATAACTTAAATCTATTATCTCCTTAGGTAAAAATAATTTAATACTATCTTGTAAAGCAAATTTTATTTTATTATTAAAAATACCCTGTAATTCAAAGTAAAATTTACTTAATACACTTTCACACATATTCATATCTTGTATTTTATAGTTTTTATCATTTATTGAAATTTCACTTCCTACTAAATTTGTATTTTTCAATTTTTCATACAAATCTGAGGATATATTAGTATATAATAATTTACATTTATTTAAAGAATTATTACTATAATTTTTATCCCATTTATAATTTATATTACCTATAATTGTGGTTAGTGTATATTCAATATCCTCTTGTAAATTTTGTAATGTATAAACATATAAATATTCAGGAAATTTTGGGTCATAACCTATATAGAAATCTTGTGTTGATTCCTCATCCAAAACTTTTGTTTTAAGTAAATTATATATAAAGTAATAATTACTTTGTGTAGTTTTATTATAATATTGTTTAGTTACTTCGGGTATATTAAAACTATTATATATAACTTCCTCAAATTTTACATCAGATATACCTATATAATTTAATAACCTATTAGTAAATATACTTTCTAATTGACTTAAATTCAAATTTGATACACTATTTTTTAGTATAACAGCATTATTTAATTCTTTCCAAAACTTAATTTGAGATATATCTAAAAATTTTGAAATTTTAAAATTAGAATCTATATTTTTTACTAAAAAATTTATATTAGAATTAAATAATTTTTCTATATAATCTATATTATTACTTTCATCAAAGTTTATTTCCATGATAGGAGTTATATTTTGTTGCTTATACCCACCAGCACCAGATATACTCCCAATGTATCTTATTCCTAAATTATTTATATTATCTATAATATTTAGGTCACAATAAAAAAATCTTTGATATTTTCCTCCACTTATATGTATATTTTTAGGTAAAAATAATGTTAGTATCTTTTCTGTTTTATTTTGTTTAACTATAAATAAAGAATATTCTACGGTTATTTGCATAGTATCTACTATTATACTTTCACTCTCCCAATTAAATATAAGATATTCATTATTGATTAAACTAGGAGATATATACTTACTGTTTTTATAAGGTACATTTATATATTTTATATAGTCAAAATCTGTATTCCATAACTTATGAACCCCTCTATATAATTCTAAGAGGGATTCATTATTCTTATTTATCAAAATTATGTCATTAAAATCTATACTCATATTACCCCTTTTTAATTAAGTAAAATTTGTGAGGGTCTTTTTGAGGTAAAGCTTCATATTCTGATTTAGTTAATACTACACAATTCTTTTCAAATTCTTCTAAGAATTTAGTATTAAACTCCTCAGTTTTTAGATAAGAACTTAAATCAGGCTCTTTTATATCTAATTTACCTTTTAATTTAGTAAAATCATTTTGTTGACCTTCATCTATAATCTTATTTAATATAGTAGTTCCATTAGGTAATTCTTGCTCAGGTATATTGAATTCTTTATTGGTATCATTTGTTAATTTTATATTTATTTTCTTCCCTTGTTGAGTTATGTTCTTAATACCTACTCCATCTAAACCTTTAGCACCATTAAGCCCATTTTCTCCCTTATCCCCTTTTATAGTGGGTATATTGAATTTCTTATTAGAACCGTCTGTAAGACTAACTGTTAATTCTGTGCCTGAACTTGTGATATTAGTAATGCCTACACCGTCGTTACCTTTAACTCCTTGTTCTCCTTTTAATAAAGGTAAAGTAACAGTTTTTATTTCATCTGTATCTAACTTAATATTAAGATTATTACCTGTAAGCGAAATCTCTTTTATACCTACACCATTAGTACCTTGTGAACCTTTTAATTCAACATAAGTATAAGAATTTTCAGTAGATTTTTTAATTCCTAATTTTGTGCCGTCCCAATTAAAATCTAAACTTATACCATCTTTACCTTTTAAACTAGGTAAATCTATCTCTTTATTTTCATTATTCATTTTATAAGTAATTTTTTTACTTAAATTGTCATAAGTTAAATTTTTAACTATAGTATTATCCTTAACCTCATATAAAGTATTTCCTTTATTTTCTACTATTGTTTCTATATCTTGATTAGAAGGATTAACATAAGAGCTTAAATCTATTTCTTTACTTAATCCATTCTCTTTATATTTAATTTTATTATTTTCAAAGATAACTTCTGTAATTGTTTTTTCTTTTAAAGTGTTTAAATCAGTTTTATCTGCTTTTAATCCTAATTGAGTAATAATAGTATTAATTTTATTAGGGTCATTACCTAAAGCTTCAGCAAGTTCTTGTAATGTATTTAAGGCTTCAGGTGCAGTTCCTACTATTTTTTGTATTTCTGCTTTTACTTCTTCAATTTTTACTGCTGAAGCTTTATCTTGTTTACTATCTATACTACTATTTAAAGTTGCTATATCTTGTTGATATGTAACCTTATCCAATTTAGTATTCAATTCTGTTTGAGTGGCGTAGTTTCCTTTAGCTTGATATTTACTATCTGCTTTTGTTTCTGTTATAAAATCTGTGATTTCAGATTTTTTAGCATAATTATCAAGTTCACTTTTTTCTACTTTACTATCTATACTAGGTTTATAATCTCTATCTATTATAGATTTAACTTGCCCTTCTGTTAATCCTCCTCCTGAGTTATTAACAGGTAAATTAATTCTTTTAATTACATCATTTTCCTTAAAAACTAAATCATTACCTGATAAAGTTAATTCAGTTGTTGCTATGTGTTTTAACTTATCAAATTCTTTTTTAGTATTATATTTATTATCAGCATCAACACTTTTAATAAATTCCATTATATCTGTTTTTTTAGCATAATTTTGTAAATCTGTTTTATCAACTTTATTATCTATGCTTTTTACTAAATCTTCAGCTTTACCTGTATAATACCCTTTTTCTAATTTAGAATTAATAATAGGTAAATAATCAGTATCTATAAGTTGTTTTACTTGTTGTGTAGTTAATCCTCCACTTCCATTAGGTAATATTATACTTTTTTCAATATCATTTTCTTTATATTTTAATTTATCTCCTACTAATTTTAAATCTGTAATAGTTTGAGTTAATTTATTCGTATTTTTATCTATTGATTTTTTTAATTGGTCAGCAGTTATATTCTTATCTAAGATACCTCTTTCTAATTTACTATCTATTTGAGGTTTATAAAAAGTATTAATAAGTGTTTTTACTTGTTCTTCTGTTATTCCAGTAGTACCACTACCTCCATTTGGTAATGTAAATTCTTTTATTTGTCCGTTAGATAAAGTTATCTTTAATTTATCCCCTACTTTTTCAATGTTAGTAATTCCTATTCCATCCTTACCTTTTTGTCCTTGAACACCGTCAACACCTTTATTTCCTGTGTCGCCTTTAGCTCCTTTTAAACTGTCTAAAAATTCAGTTTCATTAGCTGTAGGTTTACTTTTAATTCTTTTCCAAGTTTCAAAAGCAGATTCCCCTGTATTACCTTTTTCTCCCTTTTGACCTTGTGTACCATTTTGTCCTTTAAGAGAATTTAAAAAGTCTTGTTCTGTACCTGTGTTTCCTTTTTCTTTCCAAATTTCGTAAGCTGATTTACCATTAACACCAGCTACTCCTTGCTCCCCTTTAAGCCCTCTGTCTCCTTTTAATTCTGACTTATGTGTATCAACATAATCTTTAACAGATTTATTAATTATTGTTGCTAAATCTAATTCTTTATTACTATTATCAGATAAAGTATATTTTAATTTACTATCTACTAATTCGCAATCTTTTAAAAGTACTCCCATAGGTACTTGTGTTTTTATTTTATCTATTACATCTTTTTTAATCTTTTCTAATTGTGCAGGGGTTAAGGGATTACTAGACCCACCACCAAAACCATTCTCTAAGACATAATCTAATATCTTATTACAAGCTTCTACTAAGGGTAATACTCCTACATCTTGCCCTATTAATTGCGCATATATTCCACTCATAGCTTCTACTGTTGATTTCAACTGTTCCTCCTATTATGAAAAAGCTAGACTAAGAATGTCTAGCTTCCTTTTCTTCTTGAATATGTGTTGCCATATCTACAGATAATTTTTGCAACATATCAGTCAATTTATCCATTTTAGTTTCTAAACTTAATAATTGTTTATCTATTTGTTTTATCTGTATAGCATATACATCATTATCTATTTTAGCTTTAATCATTGCCATTAATTCTTGTTTATCGTGTTTCCATTCTTTTTGCATTTTTTCTTGAGATACTAATATCCATTTAGTATACCCAATGAAAAATCCTACGATTGTTCCTACAATTTTAAACCATTCAGTAAATGATAAAGTATCCATTTATCTATTCCCCTCATAAACTATTAATAAAATCAATTAACACATTTACATATTCATCTATGGATAATACATTTTCTTTATTGTTAGCGAAGAAAGGCTCTACTAAGATATAAGTACCTTTTGAGTTACAAATACCATAGCCTCCTCTATCTTTTTCTGTTTTACTAGGTATTATTCCTTTTATATTATGATTAGGTCTATATTTCTTAATAGCTTCAAAATATTTATTTATTATTTCTTTAGCTTTTTCGTTTTTATAATAACATAAAGCAAAAGCCCCATTAGTTTCTGTATCTGTAATACTTGCAGGTGCATTAAAATGTAATTCTACTGCAACCTTATATTTTTCTTTATCTAACTCACCTAATAATTCTCTCATTTGATAAGAATAACTAGGATTAGGTTTTCTGAATAGCACTCTTATATTATATTTTAATTCATTTTGTCTAGCAAGAACTTTATTAGCGACTTCTAAGTTATAATCATATTCTGACATTTTTAAAACATTAGAATATGCACCTTTGGAAGCACTATTATGCCCTACTATTAATACAACTGTTTCTTTTTCCATTATTTTATTTCTCTCACTTGATTACCGTATTTATAATTTACATAGCTTTCACTAAATCTTGAAATTGTTTTTGAACCAAACAAAAACATAATTATAGTATCATTTATACTTATAAAAGCATTGTCTATAACCATTACAGGTGGAATTTTATGTGCCATTGAATAACCTAATTCTACAAAGTAATTTACGCTGAACATTAATAATAACATAAATAGGAATGCAGGAATAACTAAGTCTTTTATTCTACCCAGTTTTTCTATATAATTCCCTCTTTCTTTTAATTCTTCTATTTGTAAATTACCTAATTTTTCAAGTATTTCTCCTTGTGTTTTTTCATCCGTAGGTAGAAAAGGTTTTACAATATCTATAATGCTATTAAAAAGTTTTCCTCCTAAGAACGAAGCCAAAAAATTCATATCTTCTCCTTTAATCTCTATTCATTACATCATTTATTATACTTTTTCCAAGCAAATTTACCAAACACTCTAACATTAAAATAAAATAAATAAGCAACTATTTTATTAACTCCATCTTCCAGCATACACTCTAAGAATATTTTGTCGCAAACTTTTCTATCAATGAATTGTGTTTTATAAAGAAAATCGTGTATAATATCACTATCTGCCCATCTGTGAAAAGGTGGAAATATAACCCATAAAACTCTAGGAATACTTGCTCCATCACATACAAAACCTTTTGGTATTTGTATAGTAGTATTTGTTCCTACTTTTCTCATAGTATTTTCATATACACTTATTTTCTTATTTTTATGAATAATAATTGGTATCAAAATTATCCCCTTTATAGTGTGCAAATAAAAAGAATAGACAATGTGTTGATTGTCTATTCAATATATAACTTGTGAATTTTAAATGTCAATTATTTGCTAAAATCATATTTATTTATCAAATCTATTAAATCTCTTAGTAAATTATCTACTTTTTCATATTCTAATAAATTTACACTATCATCTCTATATACAAATCTTATAGCTCTTTTTAAATCCTCTTTAGTTTCGCATCTCTTAAGAGTATCCTCATTCGTTTCTAATTGTAATTTAAGGTCATAAAAGGGTGTTATAAGAGATATTTTTATATAAGGTATTACTTTATTATCTCTCATATCTTTAACCTCTTTAAACAGTCTTATAACTTGTATATAATGATTTTGTCCTTTACTTAAATATTTACACCTTAACATATCTATAATGTCTGTCAAATACTTAATATTTATTTTTTGGTTATACCCAAAAAATTTACACATATCATATTGATAAGCTTGTTCTAATAATCTAACTTCTAATTTATGATGATTAGATTTATTAAATTCATAAACTTCCATATTATTTACTCTACAATAAATACTTGCTATTCTATCTTTTTCTTGTAAACCTACTTTATATTTAAAATCTACTCTAACAGAATTAATATCCTCATTAACTACCTTAATTTCTTCTAATTCATACCCTTTCTTATTACAATCTAGCTGACTTATTGGATAATGTAATTTAGAGTCTATAATATTTTCACGAAGTAACCAATCTACAAACTCATAAAAATTGTCATAACTAAATACATTATTTTCCTCAAACATTAAAATTACACCATTCATTATATTTCCTTTTCTCATTTTATCAACTCCCTAGTAAATTATTATAATAATATAATAGCATATAAAACAAAAAATGTCAATATTAAAATAAAGGATATTTTATTTATCCTTTATCTCAAATTTTATATAACAAATATGCCTTTCTCCTTGAACATACCAAACTAAACAATTATTATCTTGGTAACATTGCAGGTTTATAATTTTATCCCCATATAAAGAATAGAATATACCTTGTGATTCTACTCTTGTTCTACTAAGAAATTCTACTGTTATCATTAATTTTCTCTTTGTTTATATCCTAATTTTAATAGTAGTTTTCTAATACCCTCTAACCCTTTGTTAGTTACCTAAGTAGTTACAACTACTCTATCATTTATAATGCTTTCCTTAATAGTAAACCAACCTCTTTCAAAATAAGATTGATAAGGTTCATTGTCTTTCATTAAAACTTTATTCCATCTAAGTATTTCATATAGTCTATTTCTACCTAAATTATAGAAATTCAATATTTTAGCACTCTTTTTCATATCTAGTACATCTTTTAATTCTATAAGAGTATCATATAATTCTACTTTAGGTTGTGCTTGTTCTAATTGTTCTTTATAATCTTTAACTTTATTTATTAAATATACAATATAATTAGGGTCATTAGTTAATTTCTCATAGTTCTCTTCTGTCATAACTATACCTATTAATCTTAATTGTTTTAAAATAACCTTAACTTCCTTTTTAAATTGTTTAGCTTTTGGTTTTCTACTTTGCATAATAACTTCATATAAGCCATCTTCTGTGAAAAAAGTAGCACTCGTATTATTATAACGAGTGATAATTTTTTCATCATCCTCTACATTTTTTACTAACTTACTTGCATTAGAAATCTAACCACTCTGCCACATCTTTTGCTAAAAATAGTGGATTTTCTATTGTTCCATAAATTTTAAATTCTTTACCTAAAATTTCTTTTGTTGCTATTACTACCAATTCATTTTTATTATCTGACATTATACCTAATCTCTCTTTCGTTTGATTTCAATTTTTTGATTTTTAACATTAACATAAATTTCTACCTTAGTGTTCTCATCTATACCTACTAATCCCCAATTAGTAGCAGATAATTGCACTCTACCATACTTTTCCTTATTGTTTTTACTTGGTTTATACCATACTATTTTTTGTTCAGATATAAATACCACCTCTTAAATATTTATAGTCTATAAAATATATTATTTTATAAGAGAGGTAGTCTGCCTTTACCTCTCTTATTTTGTTGTTTTTAACTCTGTCTATAAATTCCTAAACAACTTTTATAAATCATATATGGATTTATTTTACTAAATCTTTTACAGTTTGTGAAAACTTAAATTTAGGTGCTTTATGTGCTGGAATAGTTATTGCTTCCCCTGTTTGTAAATTTCTTCCTGTTCTTTCTTCTACATCTTTTACAGAGAATGTACCTAATCCAAAAATGGATACCTCTATTCCATCTACTAGAGCGTCTTTGATAATATCTATCACACCTTTAATAATGATTTCATTATCTTTATTAGAATTACCAATACCTTTTTCTCTTAAAGTTTTTGCAATATCTCCAATATTAATTTTATTTTCTGCCATATAATCTCCTTTTCTCTTAAATTTGTATTTTTAAATATAAATTTACAGAACTTATCGTAACATAACAGTACATAAGATAACCCCTGTACTAATAAATGTAATATGTAAAATTGGTAGCTTTACTATTCATCTTCTTTTTATTGTTCAGTTTGCTGTAAAGTTCTGTTTATTTTATTTATCTAATTAACAGTTGCTTTAACCTATTCTAAAAGGAGTGGTTCTATAATACTCTTTCATCTGTATTTTATCTTTTATTTGCTGTTAGCAACTGTATGGGTATCTTAACAGAATACTCAAATTAGCTTTTTATATTAACCAGTATAATGCTCTATTCAAACTTAGTTTGCTGTTGTATTCTGTTTATTATTTTAATTTAAAGAACATATTTTCCTATTAACTTCAAACTTTATGGATTTTAATTTGCTGTAATGTTCTTTATAGTTATATTATATCATATTTATTTTATTTTGTCAAGCACTTATTTAGAATTTTTTAACAAAATTTCTGAAAATATTTCTATAAAATTATTAAAGTCTTGGTAACTATAATATTTCTCGTTAATTTCTAAAATAGGTGCAGACATTATCCTATATTTACTTCCAACTCTCATAAGTTCTTTTTCATCTACAATATAATCAAAAAGTATGTTATATTTCATCAGAATATTTTTAAGTTGTAAGCAATTAGGACAATTTTGTTTGGCATAAAATTTTAACATATATTTATTCCTTTTTTATTTTATGGTCAGTGAGGTAGAAATTGAATCTACGACCTTCTGTTCCCAAAACAGATGTTCTACCGACTGAACTACTCACTGATATGGAAGCGACACCCACACTTGCAGAGGGATTTCTAGGGAATGAGCCTAGCGAGTTACTTTACTCCATATCGCAATATATATTTTACAATCAGTTCTAGTGGAACTTTGGGTCTTGGACTTGATGTTTCACATCTGAAAGAGAGATAGTTATAGGTTACTCCTATCAGGTACCTTCGGACAGCAACCCTCACATTGAATTTCCCAAAATAAATATTTCTATTTATAAGGTTACAAAAGGTATCTCTTGTTCCTTTTATCGAGTTAATTAGACACTTAATAGCCTATACTAAAAAGGAGGTGAATCTAATTTTTATTTTAATTAAGTGTCTAATTAACTACTCATTTTTACTTATGTAGGATAAATGAGTATAAACCTACCTAATTCTATAAGTTTATTAACCTAAAACTTTATAGTTAAAAGGCTCTTTTATGATAAAGAGTAACTGATTTTATTTTTAAAGGCTTTAACAAGGTATCTTTAAAAGTCAAAATCCTAAAACTTGTTTTTAGTTTTGTTGGACAAGGGTGTATTAGCAAGGGTAAGTTCAAAACCTTGTTAGCTAACTACCTTATCACTTGCTGTCTGAAACCTCTAACGAACTTACAAGGAAAGAGTGTGTCGTTACAACTTCCACAGCCAAAAGTTTTAATGTAAGTGAAATCTCAATCTCTCCTAATATTCATCTTACAAAACAAGTATAACATATAGAACATATTTTGTCAAGTGATTTTATTATATTTTATCAAAAAGTTCTATATTTTTATTGTTTTATATTGATATTACTAAGAAAAATATTTTATAAGGGTTCACCTTCTAATCTTTTAACAGCAATATTATAATAATTCTCATCTATTTCACAACCTATACATTGTCTATTTAATTCTTGACAAGCTAATAGAGTAGAACCTACACCACAAGCAAAGTCTAGTACCAATTCATTCTCTTTACTGGAATTTTCTATTAGTATTTTCATCAATTCTACATTTTTCTCTGTATCGTGAATATTATTGCCATCTTTATCCTTAGTTTTTATATTAGGTACATTTAATATATCACTTGTACCACAATTATTAATTTTAACTCCTTTACCTTTTCTAAAGAATAAAATATACTCAAATTGACTCATATAGAATTGCCCCATTATTTTATTACCCTTATTCCATATAAGAGATTTTATAAAATGAAAACCACTATCTTTTGCTACATTTAGATAATTATGTAAATTAATATGATTACACATAATATAACAATGTCCACCATCTTTTAATAACTCATAACAATACTTAAACCAATCTTTACAATCTAAATTATTATGTTCAAATACTTGTCCTTTTCTATTTATTTTCTTTTGTAACATTCCACCACTATTTCCTGCACTACCTCTACTTGTTATTTTATAAGGAGGGTCACATACTATTAAATCTATTTTATTAGACATTCCTATATCTATTAATTTTTGCATAATAATAAGACAATCCTCGTTATAAAGTTTTATTTGTTTATTTTCACTAAACCAATAATTCATACTATCACTCCTGTCTAAAAAGGTGTATGCTAAAGAGCTTACACTCTAATTAGTATTATTATAATTCTATTTTATTTGATTCTGTGTATTTCTTTATAACATCTATATACTGAACTTCTCATAACTAAAGTCATAAAATTCTTGGGTAGTAGTTGCTCTTGTTAGCCAACTAAATTTACCAAGCTATCCCCATAGTTCCTATGGTTCTTATAAATTAATTATTATTTAATATTTCTAATCCTTTTTGTAATATATTTTTACTTGCATTAACATCTCTATCGTGTATCTCATTACAATTAGGACAAGTCCATATTCTCACTTTTAAATTCTTCATATCTTTATTTTTATACCCACAATTAGAACATAGTTGACTACTTGCATAGAAGGTTGGTACTTTAATTATTTGCTTTCCATACCAATTACATTTATATTTCAACATTTCTGTAAAAATGTACCAACCACAATCTGAAATAGCTTGTGCTAGTTTATGATTTTTAAGCATATTAGATATTTTTAAATCTTCTATACAAATAATATCATATTTTCTAACTATTTCTGTTGTTACTTTTTGTAAATAGGCTTGTCTTTGGTTAGTTATTTTCTCATAAAGTTTAACCAACTTAATTCTTGCTTTATTTCTATTTTGACTTCCTTTTGGTTTTCTAGTTAGTCTTTTATGTAATAATTCAAGTCTTTTAAGTGAGTTCTTTAAATAATGTCTATTTTCATATTTAGTATTATCACTTAAAGTTGCTAATTCTTTAATTCCTAAATCAATACCTACATTCTTATTAGTTTTCTTTAAAGGTTGTATTTCTACATCAGTACAAACAATAGAAACATAATACTTTCCACTAGGTGCTTGTGTAATAATAGCATTTAATATTCTACCCTGTGGCTTTAAAGTTTTATCTTTAATTTTTACTTTCTTTAATTTAGGGAGTTTAATATTATTTCCTAGAAATTCAATATTATTCTTAGTAAAAGTAGTCCTATAAGAAAAATAATTACTATGTTTACTCCTAAATTTAGGATATCCATTATTCTTTTTCCAAAACATTTTATAAGCAAATTCTAAATCTTTTAAGGAGTTTTGTAAAGACCATTTATCCACTTCTTTTAACCATTCTTTTTCTTGTTTTAAAACTGTTAAATCCTTAGAACAATCATAGAAATTAAAAGTTATTTGCTCTTCTTTCCATTTCTTTTGTCTTAAATCTAAGTAATGATTATAAATAAATCTTACACAACCAAAAGTCTTTGCTAATAATATCTTTTGTTCTCTATTAGGATATATTCTAAATTTATATGTCCTTTCCAATGTGAAATACACCTCCTTTTAAATTTTAATATAAGGTATTATAACATATTTAAAATTTCTTGTCAATTAGATTTTTAATATTTTTTTGTATTTAAAATAAAAAATTAAGAATGAAATATAATAAAATAATAACATTTTTATTCATTCTTAATTTTTTAAATTATTTATTTGGTATTTTCTATATAATATTTATTTATAATACTTACAAAATTTTTTGTCTTAATAGAAGATATATCTTTATTTATTACCCATTTCATAAAATTAATTTCAAAACTATCTTTACATATTCTAAATGGAAATGCTTCTTGCCAATGTTTTAAATAATATTGATAACAATATCTTACACTTTTCCACTTATTATAGTAATCAGATTTCCATTTAAACATAAAACCTTTTTGGTCTGTAAATACAAACCCTTCAAAAGCATTATATTTAAAAGTTTGTAATAACTCTTTAAAATGTTCAAAATCATCTAATACAGCAACTGTATCTACTACTCTTATTATTTTGCATTCTAAGGCTCTCACATAGTCGTTAAACTCATTTAAACACTTTGAGCTATAATTTACATCAATATTAACTCCGTTGACCTCTAAACTGTTTTTAACAACATCTAATAGCACAAGTTCTTCCTTATCAAAATCTATTATATGTTTGTCTTTGAAAGATTTAACTTCAAATATGAAAGTACAATTTTCTTTACTTGCAAACTCTTGTAAATACATCTTTATGTTTGAGTTCTCTCTATCCCATAACTCTTGAAAGTAATTTTTCCAATCTCCTTGTGTAGTAGACTTTGTTGCTAATACGACCTCTCCATTTACTACTGACATAAGTCCTAAAAATCCATTTTCTTTATATTTTGCTATTAAAGGATATTGTAAATTCTTTTGTAATTCTTCCATAGTAGTTTCTTTTCTTTCTCCTAGATTCCAAAATTTTTGGTAACTTCTAATTTTTACATCCCCTGTTTCTTTATCTACAAATAAACCTCTTGCTTTCACTGTAATATCATTCCATTGTTTCTTTCTAAATACATTATCTCCAAAGTTCAAAGATATTAAATTAGGTTCACATTGTTTTACTCTTACTAATTTACTTAGTATAAGTTTATTTACTTCTTCATTTTGAGTTAGATTCTTACTTTCAATTCTATTATATTTTTCTCTTTCTCTATTGAAATAATCTTCGTCATAAACTTCATTCTTAATCTTTTCAAGTCTTGGTGTTTTTCCTTTTTCAAGCACATAGTACATTAAATTTCCACCAAACTCTACTTGACCCTCTAAATTAATGGAATGTTCAGTACACTTATTAACTCTGTGTCCAAATATTTGAATAAACTCTTGACATTTTCCTAGTGCATAATTATTTTCATAGATACCACTAATATCATCTTCATAATCTCCAATACCTTTAATCATATCCTCTGTTGCTATATAAGTCATTAAAGGCACACTAGGTAAACCAGCATGTGTACATAAATACTTTTTGCCCTCAAATTCAAAAGCATAGGCTTGTCTTTGTTTCTTATAGAATTGTCTACCTTTTGACTTAAATTGTTCTATTTCTTCCTCATTAAGTCCATCTATTAAAACTTTAAGAGTTTCATTTAAGAATTTTTTACTCTTTATTTCTCTACCTTGACACCAATGTTCTAAGTGATAATGGTTTCCTTCAAGCAATATTACATTTTTTAAAGTAGATAGATACATCATTCTTTTTAGAGTTTCCTTATGTTCAATACCTCTGTCCAAATAATCTCCAAGAAATACATATAATGTATCTTCTCTAAATTCTTCTTTATCAAACATTTGTCCTAAAACTGTATTACAAGAGTGTATATCTCCTATTATAATAACTCTATTATATTTATCTGTAATATTATCTACATAGAAATTATTAATATTTTCTATCTTATCAATCTTTTTTACACTTTTTGACAACTCTGTTTGACTAATTAGAGTATGACATCTTTTTATAGCATCTTCTGGCACAAATTTATATTTATCTCTTGTTCTATTTCTTTCTAAACAAGTTTCTAAAGGTACATCTAATTGTTTCACAAATATAGTATACTTATACATTTCTGCTAACGCTTTATAGTTATTTAACATTTTTTGAGTAGAGTGAGTGGCATTTATAACTGTAAAGTCTCCTCTTTTCATTCTTTCTTCTAAACATTGTATAAGCATTCCCCAAGCAATTCTATCATTTTTTTGACTTATAGAAAAATTACCTTCTAAATCTAAAATAGGATTACATATTTGAGTTCTAAACAAATCAGCCTCGAGCGTGTAAGGCTCTAATCCATTTTCTTTAATCCAATAATTTTTACCTGACCCTTGAGCCCCTCTCATTAATAATAATGTTCTCATTCTATCACATCTCCTTTGTAGTCATTATAGTAGAGTATAAACGAGTTATAAAATATCTACCAAAATCTTCATTTAAAATTTCTCTATCATCCAAAGCAGTTATTGTTAAATCCTCGTTCCAATAAGAAATTTCAATATTAAATCCTAAAGTTATGAAATCATCTATAATATTTAATGTATTTAAAACTTGAATTAGTTTATTTTTAATTTCTTCATTATCCTCATATAATTCTATGGATACCTTAGGTATTTTATTTTCTTCATTATAAACAATTTTAAAAGTTTTTACTACTAACCCTAAATTTCTTAAAATTTCATTTTTAAACACATTAAAAAAATTTTTTAAATTTCCAATATTTACCATATTATTCCTCCTTTTATATTTTAATTTTATTTAATTTTTCTTTAAATTCTTTGTTTATATCCTCTATTGTAGGTACTTTAACCTCTGAATCTAATACCCACTCTCTTATCATAGGTTTTTGTTGAAACACCTCATCTCTAAATAACTCATACAATTCTTTTTGTGGTATAGTAAGTACATCTAAACACTCTGCAACATATAATTCAACTTGATTCATAAAATATTTTGACTTTAAAAAGGTAGTTCTAGGAAAAGTTTTAATGATTTCCCATAATTCATAATAATTAGAACCAACTATCAAATTATCTCTATATTTTAAATATCCAATTTCAATCCAAGATTTCATATATCTTTCAAATTCATAAGTTCCTATAAGTTTATTTCTTATTATATGAAACTCTTTATAAAAATAACTATCTAAAAAATCAGGTACTTTACAATGATTATGTACTTGTTGTCTAAAACTTATAAACATATCTGTAATTCTATTCTCAAACTTTTTATATCCCATATCCTCTAAAAATCTATTATTTGATTGTTCGATTAAAACTCTCATACTTTTTACAAATATAAGTACACCTTCTTGATTATATTTCTTTTTAAAAAATTTGTTCCAATGCTCTTTATATATGTTTTCTATATCTAACCAAGTACATTTAAAAGTTAAATTATTATTACACTGTTCTTTTACTAATGTTTTTATATAGTTATTATATTGTTCTTGTTTTGTTAATACCAAAAAATATCACTTCCTTTCTAACTATTCATTTTAATCCCTCAGAGGCATTTAAAACTTATTTTATAACTAAGCCATATAATTTATCCAAAAAGTTTTTAAAATCGTTTTTAGACATATCACAGACATTAATAATTAAAATTTTAGTCTAGTGAGAAATAACATAACTCACTTTTACCAATTAATCCTAATTCAGTTAATTGTTCTAACTTTATTTCAATATCTTTACTATCAGCAAGTTTATTATCTAGTTTAGACACTTTATTCCTTATGTCTGTAACATTAAAATTTCCTTTCATATCTAAAATAGCACCTACAACAATATTCTTAGATTGTTTATTTTGAGATTTAAAAGGTTTTATAGTTATAGTTTGATTTTCAATATCATAATCTATAACTACTTCATTATTGTTTTCTTTATCATACCCCATAGCCTCTACTTTCTTTTTATTTAGGATAAGACGGATACTCTCGTATCCTCTTCCTATATTAAGCCAATTTAATTTACTTACTCTCATTCAATCACCCTCCTTATAACACCTTTTGACCAAAATAACAATTATTATCTCTGTCAAAGTGCATTGCTATTAATTCATATCTCAATCTTTTACAAGCCTTTACAATAGCAAGTGTTACTACTGTCAATCCTGTAACATATAAAATTATTTGAACTTTGTCATTACAAGTTTTATTTAATTCATTAAAATAATAGTCCACATCTTGTTGTATCTTTTCAACATCTGTTACATCTTGTATTTCTTCATTAAAAACATAATCTGTTACAGGTAATTGATGTCTACCTTTAATTGTTCCTAAACTTATTTTTATCATATTATCACTCCTCTTTAACTTTTAATAACCTATTATAGCATATAAAACATATTATGTCAATAAAAATTTTAAAATATTTTAATAAAAGTAAAAGAGTAGAAAATTCTACTCTTTATCTCTCTGATTTCTTATATCCTAACATATCTAACAACTCACATATTTTCTCAATTCCTTTTTGGTATACTACTGTTTGAGGAACTACTTTATCTCCTTTTTCTGTTACTATAATTTTAAACCAACCAACATCTACATATTTCTGATAAGGTTCATTATTTCCTCTTAATATCCCATTTAATCTTAATATTTCAAACAATCTATTTCTACCCACACCAATATAATTAATTAATTTGGCAACCTCTGACATAGTAAAAGTCTTATCTTTATCTGCAATAGTGTCATATAAATCTACTTTATGCTTTTGACTTTTTAATTCTAAGTCTTTTAATATTCTTTTATCTGTTTCTTCCTTTAAATTGTTTTCTAAAGGTTGAATATACTCTATATTAAACTTTGCTATATTTGTTGCTATTTCTAGTTTAGACTGTGAATTAACAATGTTTAGCATTAAAACATCTTTTGATGATAATTGATTTTCTAACTCAATAATTCTCTTTTCTAACTTTTCTAAGTAAAGTATAACTGCTCTTCTAACAAATTTGGATTCTCTCATTAAAACTTGTTTAGCCTGATTTAAAGTTAGAATATACATAGGTCTTTTCTCTCCCTTTTTATCAGTATATTCAACGGGCTGAATTTTTAGCCCGTTAATTTCTTCCTCAAACTCATCACGAATTATGGCTAATAAATTCTTATGTAACAACTCACTTTTATTCCCTTCTTCTTTTCTAAATATATTTATTTGTTCTAATAACTCTAAGCTAGTGATAGTATCTTTAACTCTAATTTCTTGTTTAGGTTCTTCTACTACTTTCTTATTAAAGAAATTAGCACACATATAGTTATATCTTTCTTTTGTTCTTGTATCTTCCAATATTTCAAGTAATTTTAAATATCCACTATCTGATAATAAATATTTATCTTTTAATTCCAAGTTATTATTTTTATCTACTAGAATTAATTCTTTACTTTCAAATTTATCTTTACATAGACTAATTAACTCTTCTACATCTTTGACTTTGTACTTATGTAGACTTGCAATATCTATAGTTCCAATATAAAAAATACCATTCACATTTAGACTTTTAACCTCATAATCTCCTAATCTCCTAATTTCACCAAATTGTTTAAACTAATTTTCATAACACATCACTCCTTTTAATTCTCATCATCTTTGTAATTTATAGGGGTAATTATAACTCTTTTATTTTTAAAATCATAATCAACCATAACCTCGTTATTTACAAGTTTATCACAATCCATTTGTTCCATTGCTCTTGTGTTTAAAAACACTCTTATAGCTGTATGTCCTTTCTTATCAATAGGATACCAACTAAGTTTATTTATTCTTTTCATATAACCACCTACCTTTTTAATTTCTTATATTATAACATACTATTTAATATATGTCAATAGATTTTTATTAAAAATTATAGAGATATGTTTCAATCTCTATAATTTTTTTTCTAATGTTTCTCTGATTTTCTTAATAAACTCTACATAACTTTGTCCATCTAGTTCTTGTAATTTCTTATCTAATCTATTTAATTTTATCTTTAATCTAATGAAATCTAATATCATTATTCCTAGAACTATTAACAACAAAATCAATACAATATTTATTCCTTTTAACATATACTATCACTTCCTATTAAAAGCTCTGTAATACCCTTATTTAACATTATAAATATAAAGGTATATTCTCTATAATCCTCACTATCTGTTTGCTCTAATTCCCACTTATAATTCATTTTAAATATAAGTAAAGTTTTACCTTTTGGTATAGTAAATATAGCATCTCTTTCAGGTTGCATTTTAGAATAGCAACCTATTTTAAATTCATTTCTAAAATATTTTCTTATTTCTGATGTATTTTTAATATTCCATACACCTTTCTCATAAATATCATTCCACAAAGTAAAGCTATTATAATTATTTTCTTGTTTTGATTGAATATTAAAAGCAATAATATACTTACTTAGAAAATTTACATATCTTTTAAATCCTATTTGTTTAGGGATATGATAATTATAAGTTTGAATTAGTTTATGATTTCTTTTTTTACTCATAAATTATCCTCATATAACATACATAGCATATTTCTTTGCATATTATTTTCTATTGGTGTATATTTTCTAGCAATATAATTTCTTACGAAAGTCTGAAAACAATTTAATATTTCATATAATAATATTTCTGATATATTATCCTTAAAAATAAAATTAATATCTTCTAACTCATAAGAATTTATATATTCAAGATTACTTTTATCTTTTATTTGTAAATAACCTTCATATAAATTACCTTTAATTTCAACTTTTAGAGCAACTTTATGCTCTTGTTCAAAAAATAACATATTAATTATATTAACTTTTTTATTCTTGATTCTATTAGGAATTTTATTTACTATTTCAAAATATTCTTGTAAACTTTCTAATCTCATTTACTACCTCCTATTTTTAATTTTAGTTTAGTTAATTATAACATAATTTTCTAATGTTGTCAAGTAATTTATATAATATTTGACAAAAATAAAAATATATGCTATAATCTAGGTAAATTGAGTGTGGAATCCTATACTTACCATTTTACCTAATATTCACTTAATTTCAGGGGATGCTATGTATTATCGGTTTCGTTCGTTTCACTCACTCACCTCTCCCTCTTTCATTTTATATTTTTTCTTTTCTTTTTTGTTTTTCTCCTAGAATCTTTCTTTATAGGAAAAGGCTAAAAAAAGTATTTGATACCAAAGGAAAAAAATGGGGTTGTGGAAAAATTGACCTAAATTTAAAAGTGCAAACACTGAATTTATGGGAATGTTTATTTTTAGAAAATTTGTAAAAAATTGAAGTTTTTTCTTTAATATCAATAAAAAACAAAAAATTTGTGGAAAAATTGAAATTACTGATTTTATGTTAGTTTGATAAAAGAAAGGAGTATTATAATAATGCAACAAGATAAAAATAAAGAATCAAAAATAAAAGAATTAGAACAAATGTTAAAAACCAATAAAACAATTTTAAAAACTTTTGAAAAAACAGGAATAACTAATAAAACTGTACCTATAACCGTTATAGATGCAATATGTGGAAAAGGTAAGACTCAATTTTCTTACCAAAATATAAAGGATAATATAACTCAAAAGTTCATATATGTAACTTTATATGTATCTGAAACTCAAAGATTATTAAAATTTTGTGAAACAGAGGGTATACAAATACAAACCCCAAAAGAAATATATGATAAGACTACAAAAACAAAGAATAAATCAAATGGATTAAGAGTATTATTACAACAAGGTAGTAATATTGTTATGACCCATGAATTATTTAAAATAATTAATGAAGATGTATTACATTTAATTGAAAAATATAATTATATATTATACCTAGATGAAGTTATGGATTTAATACATCCATATAGATTTTTAACTGGGGATTTATACTTATTATTATTAAATGGTATTTTAAATTATGATTTACAAGGTAAATTACTTTGGAAAGAAAATTATTTTGATTATTATAATCAATGTATGAGGAAAATGGACTCTAATTGTGATACTTCTAAGAATACTTATGTAGGAGTATTTAATGATTTAAAAGCTAAATGTGAAAATAATTCACTATATTTATTTATGTTTGAAAACAAAGATAATAAAACAACTAATACAGAAATAGTATACATATTTCCACCAAAGATATTTACATCTTTTAAACATATATATGTTTTAACTTATATGTTTGAAGCTCAATTACAATCAGTATATTTTAAATTAATTCTAAATGAATATGAATTAAAAACAGTAAATTACAATATTAACTTAGATAGATATGAATTAAAAGATTATGATGTAGAAGAAGCAAAACAAGAGTTTAATTCCTATAAAGATATAATGAATATATATCAAGGTAAATATAATGATATAGGTAAAAAGACAAATTATTCTTATACTTATTTACATAAATGTGATTTAACAAGTATTAATAAAATTATGAGGAATATAAAAGAACGAGTTTGGAAAGTTGGTACAGAAGAAATTTTGTGGACAACTATAAAAGGTACAAATGAAAATATAAAAAAAGAGTTATCTAAACAAGGATTTAAATCTAATTTTATACCTATGAATATGAGGGCAACAAATGATTATAGATATAAAACTCATTTAATGTATATTTATAATAGATATATGAAACCAGATTTAAAAATACTATTTAAAACTGAATTAAATGAGGACATATATGCACTATCAGATTTAGTGCAATGGATATTTAGAAGTGCAATTAGAGATGATAAACCTATAAATTTATTTTTACCTTCGGAAAGAATGAGAAATTTGATTGAAAGTTCTGATTTCTTTTTTGATTTAATGTATAAACAATATATAGAAAAACAAGATTATATAAAAAATCAAAGAATATATATTCTTACACACAAAATAATTAAATAACCTTGACAATAACAAATAAAAATGTTATAATATAGTATAAAATATAATTAATAAGGAGAGTGATAAACTTATGGCATTAACAAAAAAACAAATGGGAGTGGATGCTTACAAATGGTGTTTATTCCTTAAAAAAGAATTTAAAATAACTGATAGTGTAGTCTCTGCTATATATTATAAATATGTAAAAAATGTATTGGCAGATAGAGGATTATTAGAGATAGGTTATAAGCCTACAAGAGAATTAGATAATGTATGGATACCTAAATTTAGAGCAGACTTACAAAACTTTGTAAAAGATGTGAAAGGAATAGGATTACAAAATTATCTAAGAATAGTGAACGGATTTAACTTTGATTATTTTACCATAACTACTTTTAATGTACTTATAGAGGATTTTATTGCTAATGGAACGGAAGGAAGTACAATATTACCTTTCAGTAAGTTCTTTGAGTATGTAGTTAAAATTACAGATGATTACAAACAACAATATAATAGAACAGTAGTAGATAAGATTACAAAAGAGAATGTATTGGATAGAATAAGAGTATCTGATATATTATTGTTAGATGTACACTGTAAAGTTATAAATGTCAACCAAGATGGATATGCAGATAAGGTTGAGTTTATAACAAGTAGAGAGGCTTATTGGGTGGAAAAGCAAGTATATAGATATTTAAAAGCACTTGAAAAAGAAAAGTATGATTTTGTTACAGATGATATTATTGATTTTGTATTAAAAAAGAATAAGGTAAAATTAAATGAAGGACAAAATCAAGCTGTTAGAAGTTTCAGACATTATGGGTTCAATATTATTACAGGAAAAGCTGGATGTACAGATGGAAATACAGAGGTTTTAACTCCTAATGGTTGGATAAAAATATCAGAATGGAATAATCAACCTATTATGGAAATAGAGTTACCTAAAACTATGAGAGCAACAAAAGATTTGACAGGTGTATTTAGACAACCTAAACAATATATTAAAAAAGAAGTAGACCAATTTTATAGATTTAAAGGAAATGTAATGGATATGATTGTTTCTGAAAATCATAATAATATACATACTACAACAAAAGGATTTTATCATATAAAATCTACAAAAGAGATTTATGATAATATGCAAGGTAGAGATAAAAGATATACTGCTATTTCTATCCCTGAAACTTTTGAATATAATGGAAAAGGACTAAAATATACAGATGATTATATTAGACTTAAAGTTTGTGTATTCGCAGATGGAAGTTTTTGTCATAATACTAAACCTAATGTATGTTATGTAAATGTAAAGAAAAAAAGAAAGCAAGAAAGAGTAGAATATCTTTTAAAGATAAATAATATTCCATATAAAATATATAAATCTGCACCTGAATATAAAAGATATGTATTTGAAATGGACAATAATGATAAAATATTTAAAAATGAATGGTTTTATAAGACTACTCAACATCAAAAAGAAATTATTATTGATGAGCTTAAATACTGGGATAGTAATATTTGTAAAGGTAATAGATTATTTAGATACTCAACTACTATTAAACAAAGTGCAGATATAATACAATTAATAGGACATTCTCTTGGTTATAGAGTAAATATTCACTTAGATATAAGAGAAGGTAGAACTACTACTTATGATTTAAATTTTTCACAAAATAAATATGGAACTAAGAATTTAGACATAGACCCAAATAAAGATACTACAAGTATAGAAAAAGTAGAAGCAGGAAAATATATGTATTGCTTTGAAACTACAAGTGGATATTTCTTAATTAGACAAAACAATAAAATATATGTTACTGGAAATAGTGGAAAATCTTTTACCTCAAAACAAATAATAGATAGTATGATAAGAGCAGGATATGACTTGACTATGTTGACACCAACTGCTATATCAGCAAAGGTTTTAACAAACTTTACAGGTAGACAAGCATACACTTTTCATAAGTATTTTATGGGAAGTGGTGGAAGTTCTACTAATAAAGATGATGAAGAACAAAAAATAGAATCTATTAATGAACAAGTATACTATATAGATGAGTGTTCAATGCTAGGCTTGGAGCATTATAAAATGTTAGTTACTCGTGTGTTATGTCCTGCATTAGATAGGAGAGAACAATTTATGTTAGAAAATCCAGATGCACCAAAAGAAGAAATACCAAAATTACCTAAAATAGTTATGGTAGGGGACACTAACCAATTACCTAGTATTAGTGCAGGTAGTTATTTTAGAGATTTTATAGACCTGTATAAAATAGGGGATTTGAAATGTAATTATATTAATTTAACACAAATAATGAGAGCAAAATCAGATACTTATATACCTTATATTTGCGATAAATATTGTGTAGACTACTCTCCTATGGAAGATACTATGTATATGAATGAAGAACCTAATGTATTTATGTTACCTCTATCAGAGGAATTAGAAACAGGGGATGCTCTAGGTAAATTTATTTATGAGTATATGCAAGAAATGAATAATGTAGACCCTAATAATCCATATAACTTTGAGAATACTACTATTATGTTACCTCAAAAGGTAGGAGATAAAGGTACTAAGAAAATTAATGAAGTCTTAGATACTCTCTATAAAAAAGATAATCCTAATGCTAAAACTATTGGTATGGTTATGAAGAATAATTATGAATTAATGGTATTCAATGGAGATAGGTTTAGGTTAGAGGGTAAAGAAGTCTATGAGGAAAATCATTACTATGATAAACAAGGTAATCCAAAAGTAGAGATAGTATATGAATATACTGTTACTATGTTAGATGATGATAGAGAAGTTAAATTTAAAGATGGAGATGTTAATTGGGAGTTAGCTTATTGTTCAACAGTGCATAAATTACAAGGGTGTACATCAGAAAATGTAATATTTGTAGCAAGTAGAACACATACATTTATGCTAACAAAACAATTAGTATATACTGCATTATCTCGTGCTAGTAAGACTTTAACAGTGTTATATGATAAATTCACATTTGAGAATGCAAGAAAAAGGGATACAAAATATAATAGAAAAACATTTTTAGGAGAAATAGTTAAATTAAGAAAGGGAAAAGGTGGTAGATAATATGGAACAAGAATTAATAAAAGTGGAAATAAATAGCAATAACGAAAAATGTGTAAGTGGAAAAGAATTACATAAAGTTTTAGAAATAGGTACTAGATTTGATACTTGGTTTAACAGAATGTGTGAGTATGGATTTGTAGTAAATGTAGATTTTACCCCTATGCTCAAAATTGTGCACGACCCTATTACTAAAAAAGATAGAGAAGTGTTAGATGACTATGTAGTAAAATTAGATATGGCAAAAGAGATTGCTATGATACAAAGAACAGAAAAAGGTAAACAAGTAAGATTATATTTTATTGAAATAGAAAAGAAATATAATAATATAGAAAAGGAAGATTTATTATTATTAAATGTAGTTAGAGCAGAAAATAAAGAACAAATAAGTTTAGCATTAAATGAATATAGAACTAAAATAGTTATTCCTTTAAAAATTGAATTAAAAGAAACTCAACAAAAATTACAGTATAAACAAGAAGTTATTAATGGATTATCAGAGGATACAAAATTACAAACACAAAGACAACTATTAAGAGAAATCATAAATATGAAAGGTACTTTTCTTATACAAACAAGATGGAATTTATTATATGATTTCTATGATAAGGTTAAGAAAATAAAAGTTAGAGCTAGATGTGAGGGATATAACTTAAAACAAACAAAACAAAAAGATAAATTAAGTGTGTTAGGTTATATAGATGAAGTTTTAGGAGATATTCCTACACTATATAGTTTAGCAGTTAAATTATTTGAGAGTGATTTTAAAGATAAACTACAAAAATATATGGAGGCATTATAGTATGTTTGTAGTTAGTGGATTATTAAATAAAGAAACTAAAGAGGTATTATTAGTAGTTAATGGTAAACACTATGAATGGGGGGATTTTATTACTAAAATACCTAGTAAAACTTTAAAAGCTATGTACTTAGATACTAATAGGGATATAGATGGAATATTGAATTTTCTGCAAGAGATTTTATTTATAAATGATGAAGATAATGTTAAAAGATTGACTACACAACAGTTAATGGAATTTAGAAATACTAATCCATTTTATCTTTATATATTAACTCTTGTAGCTTATTGGTGTCTATATGTGGTAAATATAGATAATAGAGATTTTAATACTTATACATCAAAAGAGTTATTGGCTATTGCAGAAAAAGATGAGTTTGTGGCTTGTTTAGTTGAAAATATGATTGATTTGTTTGGAGAACTTAATTTAATCAATATATTTCCTACTAAAAATGATACATCAATTTTAACGAGTTTAGATAGCCAAAATAGACCAATCTATAAAGAGGGTAGTAAAAATGATATAGGTATAAAGGAGGAAACACCAAAATGGCTATGCTAAGGCTTTCAGAATTGAAATTAAAAGATGAGATGAGAAAATATTTTAATCTTAAAGTTGAAGAACTACAAAATAGAGTAAGACAACTTAGATTAAAAAAGAAATTCTATATATTAACAAATGAGAACGATAAAGGTTGTATGTTATATGCAAAACATAGAATGGCTTTTGGACAAATGTTAGGATTAGAGGTAGTAGCAATACCTATTATGTCTATACAATATTTAAAAGATGTTCTAAGAGATATAAATGGCAATAAACTACCTTGTATGTTAGATATGCCTTGTGATGACATTATTTATAAAACATATAAGAAATTAGTAGCAAAAGGATTAGATGTAGAGGGATTAAATATTTCAGAATGGTTAGATACAGATAATTATGATTATGCACCTGCAACCCCAAAAGGAATAATGAAATTTTTAGATTGGTTAAATATAGAGGATTTTGCAAAAAAACAAATAACTATTATAGGTAAGGGTAGAACTGTAGGAAAGCCATTAATGAATATACTTACAAGGTACTATAAAAATGATGTTATGTGTATTAATACTAATTCAAGTTATGATTATATGATGTATGCTTGTAAAAATTCAGATATTATTATATGTGCTAGTGGAGTAAGAGGTAGTATAGGGGATTTTCATACAAGTGATACTAAAAATGTATTAGTATTCAATGTAGGTACTTGTGTTCATAATGGAAAATTAGTTAATGAATATCAACCTATAAAGTCTAATATACAATATACAGACACTAAGGATAGTGTTGGAATGTTGACTTTGTTAGCTTTATTTGATACTGTGGTTAAAAGAATGGAGGAATAGATGAAAAAATTTAGAGAAGTAGATTTAGACAGCTATTTAAAAAAATATGATTTATTAGATTTATATACAGATAAATCTGTTAGGGACACTACTTTATTCATAAATAAATATAAAAAATTTAATTTAGATAGAGAAAAATATAATTATGATGAATTTTTAAGAGATAAAGTAGATAGTATTATTTTATTACTTGAACAAGGACAATGGATAATGAATAAAGATATTACCATAGATTACTATGATTGGAAAGTAAATGATTATATTTTTGACTTGAAAAGAATATTTTTTAAAACAAATATTTTAACAGATGAAAGTATTTATTATGATGATAGAATGAAATTGAAAAAGGTAGTTTTATTACTGTGTCAAAAATACCAAGATAACATTAAACATCATATAAAAAAAGTAGAAAGATTATTTGATGAATTGGAAATTGGATTAAAATATAATAGAGAATTACAAGAGTATTTAGAAAAAGTAGGGGATTAATTATATGGATTTAAATAAAGAATTAGATTTATTAAAGAAAGAAAATGAGGAATTGAAAGATAAAATTAGAAAATTACAAATAATAGAGGATTTATTTTATTGGGATAAAAAAATGAAACCTACCGTAGTAGAAAATATCGTAATGATATTAGATTCAGTTTTCGAGGATAATACTTTTAAATATGTAAAAAAGACAGAAGTATATCATGAAATATATACTGAATTAAAAAATAGATTTAATTTAGATTTATTAAGTAAGTATATAAAAGCTAAAAATTTGAATAGAACTAAGACTCAAGGAGTATTAGAATACACAAGTGAACTTCATTATGATACTTTACTCCTAGATTTAATAATTTACCTTTATCCAAGAAATGCTAATAAAATTTTAAAATACTCAAATAATTTATTCAGTAATGAATACACAAGAGTATGTGAAAAATTTAGTAAAGAGTAGGAATTACCTACTCTTTTTATTTCTTAAAATTTTTGTTGACATTTTACCTTATTTATGCTATAATTGGTTATCAAAAATAAAAAGGAAGTGGTGTATTATGAATGAAAAAGATTTAAGTTATGATGTAAGAGATTTACAAGTTGCAATAGAACATTGTAATGAAAAAGTAAATACTCTTAAAGGAGATTGTCAAAAGGAGCATTATAAACTTTTAATGATGCTATTAGATTTAAAGGAGTATAAAGTACAGAATAATTATGAACCTAATAGTATATATATAATTAATTCCTTAAATGAAATAAGACAAATAAGAGAACAAGCAAAAAATAGACAAACTTTAATCTATAAATTTCATTTATTAGTTAAAAAGTTAAATGAATTATTTGATAAAGCAAGTCTGGAAATTGATTGTAAACAAGAATATTTAGTTATCAAAGATAAAGATAATGAATACTGGTTTGATTATACAATTTTAGATAATAAATTAAATTTAGTTTTAATATCTGAAATTGATAATATGAGTATACAATTATATAGAAAGCTTAGTGGTGTATTTGAGGATATTTTACTACAATGTGATAACCTAGAAATAGATGTGATATAAATATGTTAGATGTATATTATCAAATAAGATTAACATTATATTTTTCAAAATTAAATTTAAAGAAATTATATAAAAAATTAGAAATTAATCAAAATATATTAAATGATAAATATAATAAATATGAAATGGCAAAAATAATGGCTAAGGATGATAAGTTTACTGCTTTATTTTTATTATCTAAAAAGGAATACACTAAACAACTAGAAATTGTAAACATTATAAAAAGAGTAATTGAACAAAAAGAAAATAAAAATTAAGAAAGGGGATTTAATGAAGAGAATAGAAAAACATAAAATAAGAAAAAACAATAAATATTTTCCTTTTATCTTAAAACAATTAGAACAATGTAAGAAAATATCTAATAGTGCTATATTTATTATTAGACAAAATTTTTTCTTTAATAAGACTAAGGATAACAAAGGTAATGAGGTTAGAAAATACATTAACTATAATGATATGGATAGAATATTTAAAAGAGATAGAACAGAACTATATAGAAGTTTAATATATGTTCAATCTGTACAACAGATACTTAGAAAAGTTCATTCATCTTTTGATAGCTTTTTTAAAGCTATTAAGGACTACAAGAAAAATAAAAGCAATTATACAGGTAGACCTAAACTACCAAGATATAAAAGTTCTAAATATGATGAATTAATAATTACTAATCAGAATTTTAAACAGAATGATAAGGTATTAAATTTTAAAGGCTATCTTAAAGATTTAAGTTTTACTATGTATAACAAAGGCAAAGCAAATCAAGTTATGTTTAAATATAATGGAATAGATATAGATGTTTATATTATTTATGATGATTGTAAAGCATTAATAAATAAAGAAGTAGTTGATTATATAGAAGATGATAGTAGAATAATATCAATAGACTTAGGTTTAAATAACTTAGTAACTATTACAAATAATATAGGAATAAGAAGTATTATTATTAATGGTAAGGGTTTAAAGAGTAAGAATATTTATTATAACTATCAAATAGGAAAATATCAAAGTATACTTGCAACTGTTAATCAGAAAGATAAAGAGAAAAAATCATATAAATCAAATAGATTAACTAGATTAAGAGTAAAAAGAAATAATATAATGAATGATTATATTCATAAAACAACAAGGTATATAATAAATTATTGTAAGGAAAATAATATAGATACAATAGTAATTGGAAATAATAAATTTCAAAAGCAAAATAAGAGAAAGAAACAATTAAAAGGTTTAAAAAATTTTGTACAAGTACCTATAAAGAGAATAATAGAGCAATTAAAATATAAGTTAGAATATGAGAATATAAGGTTAATAGAAACAGAAGAAAGTTATACTTCCAAGACAAGTTTTTTAGATAATGAAATACCAAATAAAGAAACAGTACCAAGAGGAAAGAGAATAAAAAGAGGAATATTTAAAAGACCTAACGGAGAGTATGTAAATGCAGATGTAAATGGTAGTTTACAAATTCTAAGTAAGGTAATATCTACAAGGCTACTAGAAAAATTAAGGTTGGTAGTAAGTAGTAATGGGTTAGCACTTAACCCTTTAAAAATAGCATTATGATTATGTTATATTTTATAAAGAAAAGTTTTGGTTAAAATAGGAAACACTATTTTATACTTTTTAGAGTGTGAGTATGTTACAAGACAATCTCTACTTGTGAAAAGAGAGGTACTTGTTGTATCAAAACAGATAAAGGTTGGATAATAGATAAAGAAATACCTATATTTAAAAATAATAAAGATTATATTGAAAAATTAGTTTATGTAGGAGAGTGATAAATGTTTAAAGATACATACGAATACAAATTATATAAAGAAGAGTACTTAAATAAATCTCATAAATTTTTAGAGAATGAGTTAAATTATTATACTAGAAAAATTAATAAATTACAACATAAATTAGAAATCAATAGAAAAAATATGACTTATATTAATAAGTACTTAAATACATTATCTAAAAGAAAATACTTATGGAAAATTCGAGTTATTGAGGAACTATTAAGTGAATATGCTTGTAAATATAAGTTAGGGAGTGTGTTATAAATGAAGTGTAGTGTTTGTGATAAAGAAATAAAAGGAAAATTCTATAAAGTATATCCTACACAGGAAAATGAATATTATACAAATAACAATACTTTATTTGTATGTAATAATTGTGTTAGAGTTAGAACAGTCAATGTATTTAAGGTAAAGCAAGGGTATAATCTACAAGATTTAGAATTTATAGAATATAAAGATTGTGATACATATGCTAGTCCATATATTTATGAGTTAAGTTTGAAAGACAGAATTAAAGCAATTAACTTAAAGTTAAAAGACTTAAAAGGTACTTGTGATTTTAGTCAAAGGTATCTCTTAGAGAATGAATTAAAGGAATTGTTATATGAATTAAATCAATTAGAGAATGGGAGTGATGTATAATGCAAAAAGAGATTAAATTTGGAATTATAGGTGGAATTGTTATTGTTTTATTAGTCTTATTATTTTGGAATGGATATACTGTGGATACAGGAGAAGTTGCTATTATTAGCAATTTTGGTAAAGTATCCAAGATAGAAACAGAGGGATTACATTTTAAGATACCTTTTGTTCAAAGTAGACATTATATGGAAACAAGAGAGAAAACATACATCTTTGGTAAGACAGATGAAATGGACACTACAATGGAAGTTTCAACAAAGGATATGCAAAGTATTAAATTAGAGTTTACTGTTCAAGCTAGTATTACTGACCCTATGAAATTGTATACATCTTTTCAATCTAAATATGAAAGTAGATTCATAAGACCAAGAGTTAAAGAGATAGTTCAAGCAACTATATCAAGATACACAATAGAGGAGTTTGTATCTAAGAGAGCAGAAATTTCAAAACAAATATATGAGGATTTAAAAGATGACTTTGCCTTATACGGAATTTCTGTTAGTAATGTTAGTTTAGTTAATCACGATTTTAGTGATGACTATGAAAAAGCCATTGAAAAGAAAAAGGTTGCAGAACAAGAAGTAGAAACAGCAAAAGCACATCAACAAAAGCTATTAGTGGAACAGGAGAACAAAGTTAAATTAGCAGAGTATGAGTTGAAAGAAAAAGAACTAAAGGCAAAAGCTAATGCTATTGAAAGTAATTCACTTAGTCCACAGTTACTTAAAAAGATGGCTATTGAAAAGTGGAATGGACAACTTCCAAAAGTTCAAGGAAATAATGCTAATACACTTATACAATTAGATTAATAAATGAGGTAGAGTAGTTTATCTGACTACTCTATTTTTTTGCTTGACATAAGTTTATTTTTATGCTATAATAGTCTTAAATAAAGGTAGGTGGTTAAATGATATTTAAAATTATAGGATTAACTCTTGGTAGTATATTATGTTTATTTTCTATTATTAGCTTTCTAAAATGGAGAAGTGATAAAGAGAGAATGAGTAGTATAATTTTAGGCTTTATTGGATTTGTAATTATAAGAGTAATATTAAAATACTTTTAAGGTAGGTGGTATATGAGATTTGATTATTTAGGACAGAATACAAGGAGTAATATTAAATTAATTACAAGGGGAGAATTAGCTTATTGTGGGCTAACTGTTAAACAAATAGATTTTAGTAACTTAGATAATGGTTGGAAATTTGAAATGCTGATAGACCAAACACAAGATAGTTTATATATTATCTATGATAGAAATACATTTACTAATATGAATTTATACAATCAAATAGGTGTATATTATTGCTATTCTAACTTTAAAAAAGAAAATGAAAAGTATTATGATACACTAAGAGAAAATAATACTATTCAAAAGATTAAAGATAGAATACTTAAATTTCTATGTGATATATCTTACCATAGTGAATTAACAACTATTATAAATTATCAAACCATAGATAATTTAAGATTACTATGTAAAAATGTATATGTAATTTTTGAAAAAGATAATAATTTTATTATTCAACTTATGAAAGATGATTATACTATATTTGCTAGTATATATCTTAGAGTAAAAAAGAATGGAAAATATATTTTAAAGTGGACAGTAGAGGAACAGAATAATTTAACAAATATTATTCAAACTCAACAAGAGAATACTACACTTATTAGTTGTATAGTGGTATTAAAAACTCTATTGGGAAGAAAGGGGTTGAAGTATAGTGAAAATTCTTAATATATGGGGTAAATTACCTAATGTATTTGTAAAAACTTGGGAGTGCGGAGAAAGTGTTTACTACAAAAGTGTGCTAGTAAATGGTAAATATAGAATGTATAAATTGATTTATAGATATTCAGATAGCTATGAAATCACTAGATATTCGAATAATGATAAAATATTAATTAATAAAGTTAAGGAATATTGTGGGGTGATTTAATGTATTGGAATTCAGTTTTATTTAGATTCTATGCCTTATTAAATGTGTTTTCTTTGTTCTTACTCTTACTATGTTTTCCTATAAGTGTTGTAGGTATAGGCGAAAGATTATTGAATCCTTCAGAACAGAATAAAATACCTTTAAAAGCTGTTTTAGTAAATTTATTGGGTGTAATTATTTGGTTATTAATATTTTTATTTGTACCAACTACTTTTAGAATATAAAGGAAAATTAATATGTCAGATAAATATACAATATGGGTAAATAGATGGATAGGCAGAGTATCTATTAAAAGAGAGTTTGATTGTTTAGAATGTGGTAAACATATAGTAGTTACAAGTAAAGAGGATAAAAGAGTTAAATTCTGTTGTGATAATCATAGTAGAAAATACATAAGTAGAGGGCATAGGCATAAGAAATTAACTAGGAGTAAAAGAGAATGCAAAGCTCTACAGAGGAATGTTGTAAAAGAAATTAAGTCAGATTCTTATTATTTTATAGAGAATGGAGTTAAATATAGATGTAGTAAAAATGGTTATAAAATAAGAGAATTATTTAGTAAAGATTTAATAAAAAATAAAAGAAAAGGTTGGAGTACTCAAGATTTAACTGAACTTGTGGGTTTAAAAGTTGGAGGTTTATATAAGGATAAAGATATTGCATTATTACTTGAAAGACCTATAAGTGCAATTAGGAACAAATTTTATACAGTAAGAAAACAAGGTAGAGTACCTATGTATTTGGAAAAATTTAAGAAAGGAAATTATAGGCATATTTGACAAGTTTTAATTTATATATTATAATACTTGAGAATTTATTAAAGGAAGGTGTTGAATGAGGAAGAAAAATGAAACAGATTATGATTTTTTATGTAGACAAGTAGATAAGTGTATAGAATTGTTGCAAGATTTAAAGAACACAAAAATAATACCTTATAGTAATTGGAGTGAACAAGAAAAACAAAAAGGTAAAATAGTTAAGAGTAGATTAAAAAGAACTCGTAAACAAATTAATGATTGGCTTTCTCAATCAGAAAAAGATACTTTAGAATTACAAAGATTAGGGTTGATGGAAGATGAAACTATTAATTAGTTGTGTAGTAGGTAATAATCCTAATACTATTATTACTTATAATAATATTAGAAGATATATACTAGATGTTGATAAGAATAGCTTTATGTCTAACAAGATAGAAGATAGGTTAAAAGGCTTAGATTTAATGTGTAAAGCAGAAATGAAAGTACAAGGTAGAGTAAAAGTTTTAACTTATCAGATAGTGAGTGATGACTAATGCCTAGTAAAGTTTATGCTTGGTATAATTCTAATTTAGATAATGGAGTAGATAAAGATTGGAATACTTGTAAAGAGAGAAAAGCATTAAGGTATAAATCTTTTAAAACTCTACAAGAAGCACAAGATTGGTTAGATAGTGGTGCTAAGTATGATAAACCTCAAATAGAATTAAATGAGGGTGTATATTTTGACAGTGGGACTGGACGAGGTAGAGGTATTACAGAGGTTAGAATTACAGACAAAGATAAAAATAGTTTATTAAAACATCTTATTACTCCTAAATTTGTTCAATGGTTAGATAGTTTAGGTTGGAAAATAAATGAATTTGATAATATTGAGTTAGACTCTGATAAGTCTAATAATTATGGAGAGTTATTAGGATTATATTTAGCCTTAGAAATAGCAAGGAAATTAGGTTATACAGATGTATACGGAGATAGCAAATTAGTTATCTATTATTGGAGTAAAGGACAATATAATAACTTACCAAAGAAAACAGTAAAACTTATAGAAAAAGTAACAGAGAATAGAAAAAACTTTGGTGGAAATATTAGATATATTAATGGAGATTTTAACCCAGCTGATTTAGGATTTCATAAATAATAAAATTTTCACTTGACAAAGTTAATTATGTATATTATAATTGTAATACTCAAAAAATTAAAAGGTAGGTGATGAATATAATGAAATATTTGATTTATACGGGTATGAATGATTATTTAGAAGTAAGTAGTTTAAAAATTCAAAGTAGAATAGTAAATTATATTTTAGGTAAATTTGAGTATGAATATGAAGTTGAAAGTCTAATTCATGATGAAAATAAGGATACCTATAAAGTTGAGTTTGAATATCACCATAAATTAAAAGAGCTTTTAACTTTTATAAGTAATACTCACAAACATTTATTTAAAGATAGTTTAGAAGATTTAGAGATAAGTACAGATAAACTAGGATATACATTAAATTCTTATTTAAATATTCAACAACAATTATATGATTGTCCTATAGATATGCGAGATATTACTTTTGTTTTAAGTCTGGGACAAGATTGTGAGACGGAATATAATGAGCATTAAGATATTGTTTTTAGACTTTGATGGAGTTGTGAATAATATAGGCACTAGAAGTGGTATGGGGTTAAATATACCTTTTAAATGCTATGATGAAATATATAAGCTAACTGATTGGGGTTTTGACAATATAGAAGTATTTAATCAATTATTACTATATTGTTTAGAAAATAATGTAAAAATAGTAATATCATCTAGTTGGAGTATTTGTATGGGATGCTCAAAAGAATTTAATGAGTTTTTGATACTGTATTCCACGAATATTCTTGGATAAAAAGAATTAATCATTTAGACAGTGTAGTAATAGATACAACATATAGAACTAGAACTAATAGAGAGTTAGAAATTAAGGAATGGTTAGATAAAAATAGTTATACTGAAAAATTTGTAATACTAGATGATGATGTAAATTATGGTAATGAATATTTTAAAGATGAACAGATAGTTAAAACTGACAATAAAGTTGGTTTAACTAAGGAAAAATTTGAAGAAATAAAAAGAAAATTAAAAGATTAAATTAATGTATAAGTATTATTATACAAAAAGATGAAGGAGTGATGGAGTTATGGCAGGTGCAGATAAAATTTTAGTGATAGGAAGCTCAAGCTCTGGAAAAACAGCTAGTTTGAGAACATTAAATCCTAAATCAACAGTTATAATTTCTTGTGAAAAAAATAGATTATCTTTTAAAGGTTCTAATAAATTTTTACAATATAATA